ATACGCATAAATTAAAGTTTAACAGGGGAGGAGAGGTACTCTCCTTCCCTTTGTATTTTTAACGCGAGAAAAGGAGTATTATTATGGAAAACAAAAAAGTTAAGGTAAAAAGTTTAGTTAATGGTAGGCTTGGTATTAAGTTACCGGATTTAAGGCTCAATGTTCGTTGGGAAAGAAAAGGACAGACGCGCTTAATTGATTTCGATACATTACAAGAAGCCATGTTTGATTATGGTACTGAGTATATGTTTAGACAGGGTATGCTTGGTATTGAAGATATGGAAACAAAGATTGCTTTAGGTCTTGAACCAGAGGGCGCGACTGAGCCGCAGCTTATTAAGGTTTTAAGCGATGATCAGATGAAGCGAATGATGACAGTTATGCCAGTCTTTGAATTTAAAGAAGAAATTAAGACTGTTCCTAAAGAACAAGTTTTAAATTTAGTTGACTATGCTGTCGAACATGAGTATAGTGATATTAATAAGTGTGATGTTCTTAAAGAAATGACAGGTATTGATGTTATTAGCGCCATTAGACTGAACAGAGAGGATAAGGAACCAGTTAAGGGGGAATAGTAAATGGCCTCAGTTCAAGACGTTTATGATGCTTTTCTTACTAAAATGTTAGAAGATGAGTGGTTAAACTGGACAGATGAAGAAAATGAAGTCGATTGGAGAGCTTTATTAGATAGTGCTATTCCATGGTTTAAATTTCCTCGTTGTAGTTTAGAAATTGATGAAAATGGATATTTCGTTGATCCAGATATAACCAATGTTGAAATTCAAATTTTAGCTACTTATATGAAATGTGAGTGGTTAGATAGAACTATCTTAACTTGGGAGAACGTAAAGCCTTTATATGTAGAAAGAGATTTTTCGCAAGCCAATTTAATTGATAAGTTGAAACAATTGCTTGAAAGAGAAGAATATAAGGCTTTAAAGTTGGAAAGAGTTTACTATCGTTCTCGCAAAGGCTCGCCTTTTGATTTTACGCAATTGGCGGGAGATTAAAATGGAATATGTTTCAGAAGTTAAAGAAGGTTATTCGAATAAGTTAAAAAATAAATTATTTGGATTGCTTTGTGAATTTGAGAAAAACAGAGAATGGGAAAAATTTCTTGATTCTATTTTAATTGAATTGCAGGGTTTTGATGAAAATGAAAAGACAATAAATTATTATGTTTTGTATCATAAGGTAGCATCTTTACGCTATTTAAGATATGAATATTTTAGGACTACAGTTTTTGATTGTATGTCCTTATTGTCTAATATGGAGGATTAAGCTATGGGTTATTATCATGATGTATATTTAAAAAGGCTTAATCGATATGGTGTAGATTTTCAATCACGTATGCAGCGGCAGCGTGAAGAAAACTTTGCATTACAATTAAAAAAATCTGTTTTTTATACAACTTTTAGGATTGATGGAGAAGAAGTAAAACATGAGGGTGAATTAACTCCTAGAAGTCAAAATGAAACAAAGACAATGCAATATTTATTAACAGATGTCCATTTCGATATGGATAGTGGAACTCTTATTTGGGTTCCAGATAAAAATGGAATTGAACAACCGTGGTTAATTTATTTTTTAGAAAGTAGAAAAGCTAGTGGTTATAATAGATATATTGTTATTGAAATGACTCATTATTTAACTTGGACAGATAGAGAAGGAAACGAACAGCATTGTTGGGCTTATCTTTATGGGCAAGAAGACAATATGCTCAAAGATGAACTTAGATCTCGTAGTCGTTCAAGAACACTTTATACAGAGCCTTTGAAATTGAGCTTTTTTATTACAACTATGAATCCTCATATTCGTAAAGATGATTATTTAGAAGTTGAATTTGGTGGATTAACTGAGGCTTATGTAGTTACAGGTTATGATATTCTTTCAACCCCTGGTGTTGAGTTTGTATCAGTTGACCCACAGTATATTCGTGATTTAACTCCTCCGCCGCAGCAAACTCCAGAAGATGATGATGAAGATTTCTTCTGGATTAATAAAGGGGGTGAAGGAGAATGAATGTAAGGAATTTAATTGATATTGGAAGAAATGGGCAAAAGATTGTTAAGAGATTAATGGCTAATCAAAATTTAGTTAAATTATTATATTATACTGATAAAGATCCATTAAGTCATGAAGATTTAACTGAAGAACAACTACAAAATGAGGTTTTTGAAAAACTTATTAAAATTGTTCCAAGAGTTGGTCCAAAAGAAACTGCTCATTCAATTATTTCTGTACGTTTTACGCGCGGGCGCCAAAACATAGTAAATAATGAGTTTAAAGATGTAACGATTAGTGTAGAAGTTTTCGTTCCTTTAACACAGTGGATTATAAAAGATATTAATTTAAGACCTTTTGCTATAATGTCTGAAATTCAGAAATCTTTAGATGGAAAAACAATTGATGGTTTGGGAAAAATGACTGGTGGTGATTTTGACTTAAACTTTTTAACAGAAGAAATTTCTGATTATGAACAAATATTTAAATTAACTTCTTATGATTAATGAAAAAGTATTTTTAGGGTATCCAATTTCTTTTAAAAATATATGTAAATTATATCCACCAAAAGTAAATGATGTAGTTAATGATGATGAATTTGCAAAATATCAATCAGTTTTTACAATGTCACAAGAAGAACTTGATGATGCTTATAGGAACGAAGATAAAAGAATTAAAACTCCTACTCCTTTTATTTATTTATTATTAACTTATCATTCAGATGAAAAGATGAAATCAATTATATTGCATGGATTTAAAAAATTTATTCATGAATCTGTAACTATAGTTCCAGAATTAGAAATAATAATCGTAGGCATAGACGAAGAACATTTAGATCCAGATAAAGATTTAGTTAATCCGCGATTAATTGATAAAAGTAATTATTTTGAATTTCAAAATATGATTAGAGATATAATGGGAATGGATAGGGTTGAACCACCTGACCCCGATGAAGACCCTAGAGTAGCTAGAATTAAGGCTAAAACTCGTTATAGAGAAAAACTTAAGGCTAAAAAAAATATGGGGCCAAAATTAGGTACTTTATTAGCTGCAATTTGTTGTATGGGTATTGGTCTTAATCCACTTAATATTGGAGAGATGAGCTATGCCGACATTGTTTGGTTGATTGGAATATATCAACAAAAAGAATCGTATAATACAGATATACGAGCTTTATTGGCTGGTGCGGATAGCAAAAAAGTAAAACCAAAATATTGGATTAAAAATTTGAAATAACTATAGGAGGCTATTAATATGGCAAGTATTCTTGATAAATATGGTATTAAGGAAGTTGCTGATGTAATGTTCTATGAACTTGACAAAGAAGGCGCCCCTTCTGCACCCGTTCTTTACCTTGATACTTTAAAGGTTTCGACAATCGAGCAGAGTGCGGAAACAGTAGATGCTACTGGTGGTAAGTCTAACGTTAAGCTTCTGACTTGGGATACCAACAAAGAATTAACATTAACTCTTGAAGATGCTTTATTTAGTGCTAAGTCTCTTGGTATTATGTTTGGTGGTGTTGCCAAAGACAATACTGCTACTGGCCAAGAAGTGCTGAAAACTGTTAGAGCTACTGATATTAATGTAAGTACAGCACAGGGAGAAGGCGATTATGCAATCTTCCAGATTAAGGGACAAGATTATTATATTGCAACAGCAAAATGTACATATTTTGTTTATGCAGATGGCGCTGCTGTTCCATCTCCTGTTGCAACTGCAGATTGGACAACAAAGAATTTTGATTTTGTAACCTTTGATTTATTAGATTGCGCTACTTCAGCTATTGATGTTAATGCTGCGAATAAGTCTGCTGTTAAACAGGGTATTGAGATTAATATTAGTGCTGAATTTAATGACAATACATATTATATTACTGGTGATACATATGCTAGAAATGCTAATTCTGGTAAGGATGAATTCTTACAGTTTATCATTCCGAAAGGAAAGGTTTCTGCTGAAGATGTTAGCTTAACTATGGAAGCTGATGGTGATCCTGCTACATTTAGTATGACAGTTAATTGCCTGAAAGCCAAAGATGGTTCGATGCTTAAGTTAGTTAAGTATGAATTAGATTCTACACAGTCATCTAGTGGTGAATATAATAAGGGTGTTGCTTCTGTCTTAGATAAGTATAATAATACTGATGAGCATGCTGAGTGGTCTACGGTACTTAAGGGTGGCGCTGCTGCTTCTAAAGCTACTTCCTCTCTGACAGAGGGTAATCCAGAATAATTAATTAAAAATGGTTTTAATGGCGGGTGGCGGTAAAGCTACCCGCTGTTTGTTTAAGGAGTAAAAGGCATGGAACAACAGTTCGGAATGAAGGAATTGTACTTTGCTCAACTAAAAACCACTTCTAATATAGAGATAGATGGAAATTATTTAGCCCCTGGCGAAACAATTGCAACTTTTGATAAAATACAAATTTCTCAATTTAAAGAAATTGAACAGTATATCGCTGCAGTTGGTGGATACGAAAATCGTGAGCGGGTTATATGGAGGCGTCCTAAAGAATTAGATTTGGTTTTTACGCAAGGTATTTTTAATAAAACACAATTTGCTCTTATGGCTAATGCGCGATTAGGAAAACTGACAAATGAAGTTTTAGGAGTTAGTCAAAGAGATTTATTAGAAACCGATGAAAATAGTATATTAACTTTATCCCATACTCCATACCGAGGTAAACCTATTTTTATATATAAGGTAGAAGATGGTACAAAAGCTTTAAATTGTACAATGTATAGTGAAAATCAAATACAAACTTCTTTAGAAGCCTATACTGATGTAATTGTAGATTATACTTATGTATATGATGCAAACGTTTCAGAATTGACAATCGGTCAAGAAATGATAGATGGCTTCCTTACTTTTGAAGGAAGAACGCGAGTAAAGGACGATGTAACGGGTAATACAAAGACGGGAATTATTAAAATTCCGAAACTAAAATTAACGTCTGATTTATCTATAAGTTTAGGAACCAACGCGAATCCTCAAGTAGGAAGGTTTGATGCAAAGGCTATGCCAATAGGTGAAAGGGGACAAACGAGGTTGATGGAGTTTTACTTTTTAAGTAACGATATAGATAGCGATTTTTAATGACGTTAATTTAAATATTAACGTCATTTTTTATTGCTAAAAAGGGGGATATGATGGGTAGCGTAACAACAGCTCAAATTAACATAAAAACTAATTTAGATGTTAGTCAAGCCAAAGGTCAAATTAATAGTCTTCAAGCTGCCTTTAGTAAATTAAATTTACCAAAAGGTATGGAAAATAGCTTTAATAAGACTTTTGCTAAAATGAAGAATGATGTTTCGCAAATTGAAGCATTAATGCAAAAAGGGCTTACTAGCAAAGCTGATGTAAATTCTTTTAATAAACTAACTAATGAAGTTGATAAAAGCTATTCTAAAATTTTAACAATGATCAATCAAATTAATGGAAAAGAAGTTTCCGTTAAGGTTGATACAACTAAGCTTAAAAATCTTGAAAGTGAATTACAAAAGGCACAACAAGAATATCAAAATATTTTGAAAAATAGTTTTGCTTCTTCTGGAAAAGATACTTTTGGAGGAATGTTAAATTCTATTTCACAAGTATCTACTTCTTCAAAAACCTTAAAAGCTAATTTAGAAAGTGTTAAGGGAGCATTACAGGTAGGAGATTTTACTGCTGTTAAAGAAGCGGTAAATAGTTTAGTTAGTGGCTTTTCTAAATTAGGAGCCTCAACTAAAGGCAAGTTAGTTGATACTTTAGGACTTAATGATTTAAAATTAAAAATTAACGAAACAGAAACGTCATTAAAAGAACTTTTTAATAACTGGGGATCTCTTGACGCGAAAACTAAAGGTCAAGCGATGGAATTATTCAATAAGGGTGCTTTAGAATCATTAGTATCGCTTATGAATAATCTTGAAACTGAAACCACAGAAGCCACTACTAAAATGAATGGATTGAATGAGTCTATAGCTTTAGAAAAATCTTCTTCCATTAGTAAGGCTCAAGTTGAATTAAAAAAATTAGCTCGTACTGCTGAGCAAAGTGCGCAGGCTCAAAAAAAGGCAAGTCAGGAAGCACAGCAAGGAGTAATGTATCAATATGATAAGCAAATGCAAGTAAATGATTTGCGTATGCAGGTACAATATTTCTTTGGCTTACAGAATATGATTCGTTTATTCCGTAAAGGGGTAAGTGATGCCATTAGTACAGTAAAAGAGCTTGATAAAGCTATGACTGCAACTGCAGTTGTTACTGACTATTCTGTTGGAGATATGTGGGGACAACTTCCAGAATATACAAAACGTGCTCAACAGTTAGGTACAACTATTGCAGATATGTATAATGCAACAACACTGTATTATCAACAGGGATTGGATACAGAACATGCGATGGGTACTGCTGTCGAAACGTTAAAAATGGCACGTATTGCTGGTATTGAGGGCGCGGAAGCTACTGACTTAATGACTGCGGCACTTCGCGGTTTTAGAATGGAAAGTAATGAAGCTAATGCATCTCATGTTAATGATGTATATTCTGCATTGGCCGCAAGTTCTGCTTCAAATACATATGAAATTGGTACTGCTATGAGTAAGGTTGCTTCACTTGCTTCTAGTGCTAATATGGATTTAGAAACTACTGCAACTTTCTTAGCGCAAATTATTGAAACAACTCGTGAAGCTCCAGAGACAGCAGGTACTGCTTTAAAAACAATTATTGCACGTTTTGGTGAGGTTAAAAAACTTGGTGAAAATGGACTTCTTACTGGCACAGACGAAGAAGGAGAAGTCATTGATATTAATAAAGTTGATACTGCATTAAAGACTGCGGGAATTAGTTTGCAAGATTTTATTAATGGTAATGAAGGTCTTGATCAAGTATTTCTTCGTTTAGCAGAAAGATGGGGTACTTTAAGCGTCGCACAACAGCGTTATATTGCAACACAAGCTGCTGGCGCCAGAATGCAAGCTCGTTTTATTGCCATGATGCAAGATTATGGTCGTACTCAAGAATTATTAGGTATTGCTACTAATGCCGAAGGTGCTGGTGAAAAACAATTCGGAAAAGTTACTGAATCATTAGAATATAAATTGAATCAATTGAAAGACGCTTATCACTCTTTTGTAATGGGAATTGCTAATTCTTCAGCTATCAAAGGGGTTGTTGATGTTTTAACTACAGGCTTCAATGCAGTTAATTCAATTATTCAAAAAGTTAGTGGTACTGTTGGTAATTTAAATAAAGGTTTAGGTGATGTTGTAAAAACAGCATTATCTATTGGTACTGCTTTTGCTGCACTTAAAATTGGTGGTAAGGTTCTTAATACTGGAGTAAATGCAATTGGCGGCTTAGTGCTTGGTAAGGGAGCGATGGCCGCAGGAAAAACTGCAGGAATGAATGGAGCTTTTGGCGGTATTATGGGAGCCAAAACTTCAGCAATTACAGCACCAATTGTATCTCGATTAGATACTTTAATTGGTCTTTCAAAAATTGGTAATAAAATTAATTCTACTAATTCTGCAAATAAAGGAGAAACCCTTACTGGAAGAGGCTTTTTAGCTGCAAGACGAGGAATTAATTCTCTTATAGGCGGAAAAGATGGGGCAACGACTAATGTTTTAATGGATCAGATGAGTCAATATAGCTCTGAAACTCAAAGAGCTATTATGGCAACTAGTCCTGGAACTTCACAAGCTATTAAAAGTTCTTTTTATCAAGGGGTAAAAAAATTAGACTTAAAAACTCCTGGTCAAATTGCTGCAAGAAGTTTTATAAATGCACAAGAAAAAGCTTTTAAAACCGGTAAAGTTGATTTTACATCATATGTTAAAAGTGCTAGTATGGCTTCTAGTAAAGCGTTTTCGCAACATATGTTGAATGCTAATGATAGAATTAATCAGTTTAATCTATTAGGAGCTAAAAATTTACAGACTGATGCTGATGCGGCAGAATGGATTAGACAACGAGCCATTAGTGCACGAGCAAAAGAGATTTTCCAAGATAAAAAAGCTTATCAATCTTTTGATAAAGCTCGTATGGAAGGGAAAGATTCGGGTATTCCTAAAAGCTATCTTAAGGGTGAGTATAATAAAGCTCGAGCACAAGCTATGCAAGAAATGGGCCAATTGGGAGAAAACCCAATTAAACTTACTGGATTAGAAAAAGCTGGTAATACAGTTGCTAGTCTTGGCGCAGGAATTGCTAGTGCAGGGATGGCACTTAATGCTTTTAGTGCAAATCTTAGTTCTATGGGTGCAGATCGTGCTGCTGCAGCTGTTAGTGCTTTAGGATCAGCTTTTACTACTGTAGGTATGGCAGCAAGTTCAGCTGGTAGTATTTTAAGTGGAGTTTCTAATATTGCTACAATGCTTGGGACTTCTGCTAGTGTAGTAGGAGGAGTTTTTGCTGGTATTGGGGTTCTTGTAGCAGGAATAGTTGCTGCATATAAATTACATCAACATAATATAAAGAAAATTCGTGATGAAGGAAAACAAGTCACTAAAGATTATCAGAAAAATGTTGTTGAACAAAAAAAATCCATAAAAGAATTATCAGATGGTTATAAAGAATATCAACAATTACGAAAGGGTGTTGACTCTAAAGGAAATAATATATCTCTTGATGAAGAACAATATAAACGTTATCAAGATTATACTGATAAATTAATTTCGATGAATGGCGCCTTGCAACAGGGTGTTAATAATACTGGACAAGCTTATGTAAGTCAATATGCTGATATTCAAAAAGCATTAAAAGAAGCTTCTAAAGATGCAGAACGAAGTGAAGAGCAGTATTTAACAAATGGTAGTGGCCAATCAATTATTGATCAGGTAAAAACTTATAAAAGAATTAATAAACTTATGGGAAAACCTGGACAGCAGGGTTCTGCAGGTGCTATTACTAGAACAGGTAGAGTGCCTAGAGCTGCTAACAGAGGTACAACCCCTACTGAAATAGAAAAACAAGCTACCACAATTGAAACTTCTCTTCAAGAAATAACTGGTTATCAATCCCAATTACAAGAATTAGGTTTGGGTGATATTGATTTTGGTAACTTAAATGTAGCTGATGCTAAGAAAATTTATGATAAAGCTGATGCTCTTTCAAGTTATATTGAATCCTCAGATTTAGATGATAAAGCAAAAGCTAGTGCCGAAAAAGCAATTTCTAAATTAACAAAAACTTATGATTCTGCTGTAGAAGCTGCAAAACCACAAACTGATTGGTTAGAAAAATATTTAGATTCAACTAACATGAGTGGGGCTGCACTTGAGAAAAAAATAGCTGATAAATTTGATTTTAAGAAACTTAAAAATAAAACTGCTGATTCTCATTTAGCTGAATTAGGTAAAGAACAAGCATTATCATTAACTGGTAGTTTTAGAGAAGGATTAGAAACGCTTTCTTTAACAGGTCTTGAACAAGGATGGGATGCAGAAACCTTTAAAACTAAAGCTACAGATTATGCTAGATCACTTGAAGAATTAACTGGTTCTGCAGGAAAAGGAAAGGAATATTCAACAGCTTTAGAAGGAATAGCTAAAGCTCAAGCAGAGTTTGATAAAGCTATTGAAAAGAACAAAAGTCCTGAAGAAGCTGCAGCAACATATAGAGCCTCTATTATAGATCAAATTGGTACTTTAAATTCTTTAGAGGCCGCATATAGAGAAGCTGCAGCTAATGGTGATATTGGTGCAGGATTAATCGCTGATGGTATACATGAAGGTATGTTAAAAGCTGTTATGTATACAGAAGAGGGCGAACAACGTATAGCAGAAAGTATAAATGGCTTATCTAATAGTTTTAATTCAGCTAATTCTGCATTAGAAAATTATCAAGAAAAAACAAAAGATTTAAAAGATTATTATACTGCTGCCGAAGGAATGAAAGAAATTCTTACCGATATTGGTTATGATGAAGAGAAAGGTACTTTCAGTGGTAAAGATGTAGAAGGTAAAGGCTCTCAAAAATTCTGGCTTGCAGCAGAGAATCTTGTTGATGAAAAAGTTTTAGATCAAGGAATTGATAAAGTAAAATCTAAAATGTCACAAATTGCTCCTATGTTAAAAGAGGGGCAAGAAGGTTATAATAATTTTATTAGTTCTTTACATCAACATTATGCAAATAAAGATTTACCAGGGTTAGAAAAGTTTTATTCAGAAGATGGTAAAGGCGGTTTCAAAATAGATGTCGATGATTCTAGTCTTGGAAAAATGGCTGATTTATTAGGAGTATCTGATGATTTATTATCTTCTATGTTAAATAAAAGCCGACAATTTATGGATTGGGATCTTAGTAATATAGATCAATTATCTTCTAGTATAAAAACTTCAGAAGAAACACTCGGTGGAAAGGGTAAATATTTTTATAATTATGACCAATTAAGAGCTGACGCTCGTGCTGCGGGTGTTACAGATTTTGGAAAAGACTCAGAATTTCAAAAGATTGTTACGGATTTACAATCTAAAGGAATTAAGCTACTTAATGTAGACGAGTTAATGAATGGCGATAAAACGCAACGGGCAGCACAAGGTAAAATTGCTAAAGAACTTACCCAATCTTTAGGTTTTACAAAACAAGCTAAAAGTCTTGATGATATAAAGAAATATATTGAACCTTTTGCTAAATCGGGTCAATATAATGCCGAAGAAACGTTATCTATTTTAAAATCTTCTGGTTTAATCAAAGGAGAGCAATCTGAAGAAACTGCGATGCAGGCTTGGGAAGAATTAAATTCATCTCCTGAATTAACCTCAATGAATGAAACTGCTGCCAATACGGCTCAAGCAAATTCTTATTTGGCACAAATAGTCGCAGCCTCTGGGCAAATTCCAAAAGAAATTTCAGAAGGTGTAGGTAATCTCCATAAAGAAGTTATGGGAGAAAAAGGTATTGATACTAAATATCAATACTATGGTCATGAACAAAATGAGCAAGGTAAACTTTTATCCTATAATGAAAGAAGAGAAGGCTTAACTGCAATAGACACTAAAATTAACGAAGCTAAGGAATATCAAAAGACTTTAGAAACTGCACTTAGTAATGCTACTTCTGATACTGCGAAGAAAGAAATACAAAAGCAAATTAAGACAAATCAAGAAACATTAAATTATCTTAATGATTGGAAAGCCGTTGGTAGTACTGGAATTACAACTGCGGAAAAATTACTTGATGGTAATGCTGAGAATTTTGATTATTCGGCCTTTGGTGGTGAGAAAAATCGTAAAGGACTTCAGGCTTTAGATGAAATATTAAGAAAAGCAGAAAAGATAGATTTTAAAACATTAGGTAGTGCACTTCGTAGTGAAGAAACTGAAGGAATGGAACGTGGAGCAAAAAGTTCTATTTTAGGTCAGTATTCTTTACAAGAAATGAAAAATGCTGGTATAACAATACCGAAAAATGTTACTTCTGGTAGTTTAGGCTCACTTTTAAATATTGCAAATAATCCTAATTTATCAGTAGAACAAGGTATTGAACAGTTTGCAACCCAAGTAAATAATGCTTTTAAAGGTGTTGAGGGCGCGGGTCCTGTAATAGCATCTTTAAAAGATCAGTTTGCTCAGATGGAGCAAATGGATTTCTTTAGTCCTGCTTTTTGGGATTTTTCTCAAAAAATGGGTACAATTGATAGTGCTAAAATCCAAGAGATAATTGGCAGAGATGGAAATTTCCAAATAGAATTAGACACTGTCGCTAAAATGGATGGTGCTGAGCAAATTCAACAAACTTTAGCTAACATAAGTAGTGATGCAGATAAAATAAAAGTTATTGATTCTTTCTTCAAATTAAATCAAGATCCAGCAAATACTACTGCCATAGATACAATTCATGAAATTACTGGTTTATCTACAGAAGAAATTATGGCAATGGTTAAATTCAAATCGGATAATACCGAAGTTGAAGAAGATAAGGAAAAGAACAAAGAAAATACTTCAAATACTCATAAAACAAAATCAGATAATAGTGAAGTTGAAGAAGACAAAGAAAAAAATAAGGAAAATACTTCTTCTGAACATGAGATAACAGCTAATGACACTGAAGTCCAAGAAGCAAAAGCTGAGGCTGAAGAGCCAACTGAATCGCCTGTAACTTTTACTTTTGAAAATGGGACTAATCCATTAACTACTAATCCTTTTGCTAGCACTAATGGTGAAGGTTCTTCTGTAAAGGTTGATACTATTTTTGAACCAAAAACAGAACAAGTTGACGAAAAGAAAGAGTCAATAAAAACTCCAGAGCCTGAAGTTAAAGTTAACTTTACTGTTGGTAAAGATAGTGTTTCAAAAAAGAAAAAGGCTTATAGCAAACCTATTGAACAAACAGTAGTTAAGAAACAAAGTACAACAATAACTGCTAAAGCAAATACTGGTGCTGCAACTACAGCTATTAATAACGCAGCAAAGAATAGAAATTCTACTATAACTGTTGGTGCAGATACTAGTCAGGCAATTTCTAAAGCAAATACAGCAGCAAGTACAATTTCAAGTTTAAATCCTACAATTACAATTGGTGGGGCTGTAGCATCAAGTTTTAATACTGCTGCAGCAAAAATACAGGCTAAAATTGATGAATTAAAAGCATTAAAAGTTTGGACAGGTCGTAATAACCATAGAATGGGTGCCTATTCTACAGGTTATAACCAATCTTCTTTAAATAGTTATGCTAGTGGTAAAAAACGTACTACTAAAGGTAATACAGTCCCAGCTTTAACTGGAGAAATTGGACCGGAACTGGCTTGGTATCCAAAAGAAGGTCGTGCAGAATTGCTTGGAGTTGGCGGCCCGCAATTTGTACCAGATTTACCAAAAGATTCTGTTGTTTGGAACGCTAGACAAACAGAACAAATCATGAAAAGGAAAAGTATTCCACTTAATAGCTTTTCTGAAGGTACTGGTACAATCCCTGGTAGTGGAGGCGGAGGCGGCAGAGGCGGCGGAGGTGGTAAACAACCTCCTAAGCAAGGACAAACCCCTCCAAAAAAAGATAAACAAGTAGAACAAATTGTTCAGAATACTGGAACTATTTCAAGAATGGATGTAGGTATTTATAACCTAACTAAAAAAATTGAAATAACTTCTAGTAAAATAGAAAAGAATTCTGATGTAATTAAAAAGAAATTAAGTGATACTATTGATTTTTCATATTCTCAAATTAATAGTTTAGTTGGTGATCAATCTAAGTTATTAACACGTTCTTCAAATCAGAATAAAGAACTTGCTGCCCAGTATCAAAAATTACTTACCAATTTAAATGCTGGTAAAGGCAAATATAAAAATTATGAAGTTTCTTGGGAAAAGAATGTAAAAGATAAAAACGGTAAAAAGACAACCAAAACCCAAAAAACAAAAGTTAATCTTGGTACCATTATTGTTCCTAATGGTGAAGGCGGTTATAAAATTGATTATAATAAAATCAATAAAATCGCTCAAAATAAAAAACAGGGCAAGAAATTTGCTGATGCTGTTTTAGAAGCTGCGAAAAAAGAGCTTGATGATTTAACTTCAAAGAAAATTTCCGCAGATAAAGCAAAATTAGATGCAGATAATAAACTCGCTGATTTAAGAAAAGAATTAAAAGAAACTCTTTATGGTTGGGAAGATCATTTAACAAGAATTAAAAACCTTGAAGATAAAATTTCATTAAGTGAATCATTTGCTAATAAAGTTGAAAGTATACAAAAATTAATTACTAACATGGTTGATTCATCGCTTAGTAATTTAGCAGAAACATCAAATGATTATTTGAAAGCAATTAATGCTAGCGTAGCAGCTACAACATATCAAATTAATAAAGATAAAGATTTATGGGACGCTTACAAGCAACAATTAGCCGATGATTTAACGTTACAAGATGAATATACAAAACAAAAAGAAGCAAAAGATGCTTATGATCAAGCTAAAAAAGATAAAAAAGATCAAGGTACTCTGGAACGACTTTTAGCCTTATATAATCAAAGAAAAGATGAAACGGATAGGGCACAAGTAGGTAAGCGTTATGTTCAAACAACCCATGATGAGCATGGTCAAATCCAAGTTACATTTGATAGGTATCAATTTGAAAAAGATAAGAACGCTGGAGATATTAATGCCACTGAAGCTAAAGCTGTTCAAGATTACTATGATAAAATTTTAGATGATATTAATAAGCTTCAAGATGTAGAATCATCAATAGCAGATAAAATAAATTCTCTTTATGATCAGCGTAATGAACAATATCAAATGATGTCTGACTATACCCAAAAAATTAGAGATGGTATGGAAGACGAAGAGCAAAAAACAATTGATAATTTAAGTGACTTAAATAAATCAATTCAAGATGCTTTTAAAGATTTAATTGATAAAGTTAAAAAAGAGCTTGACAAACAGCGTAAAGCCGAACAAAATCAAAAAGACGAAGAAAATATTACCAATAAAATGAATCGTTTAGCAATGCTGCGGGCAGATACTGCAGGAGGCAATGCCGCAGAAATTGCTAGATTAGAGAAAGAAATTGGTGAAGATACTGGGAAATATGAAGATTCTTTAGAAGATCAATTGCTTGATAGGCTTCAAGATCAGGCTGATGAAGCAGCTAAGCAAAGAGAAAAACAAATTGAATTATTAACTGCTCAACTTAATTATAGCAAAACTACTGGAATATATTTAGCAAGAGCAGAAAATCTTGTTCAAAGAATTGCTAATGGTGATACATCACCACAAACCCAACAATTAGCAAGACTTTACTATCTTGGTAGTACAGAAATGCTTGATAAATGGGGTAAAAAATTAGAAAGCATTAATTTTGCTTCAGAAACCCTAAAGGTTGCTAATTTTAATGAAAGTGTTGCAACTTTTGAAAAAGCTATTAAAGATTTCCAAGATGAAGCAAAGAAGTTAATAAATACTGTTTTTAATAGTCGTGATGCTTATGATTCTTTATCTCTAAGAACGCTTAAGAATGAAATTAAATCTAATAGAAGTACTATTAATATTGAAGATGCAAAGACCCGTTTTCGTAATGAGGGCGGGCAAGATGAAAATGACGCTTTTAAATCATTAAAAGAAGTTGGTTATTCTGTAAAAGATTTCCACAAAGCGGGATATTCAGCAAGTCAAGCTAAAGCCGCAGGTTTTAGTGCAAAAGCTTTAAAAGGAACATATACTGGAAAACAAATCCATGACGCAAAATATACTGCTAAACAATTTAGAGCCGCGGGTTATAACGCTAAACAAGCTAAAAAATCAGGATACAGCGTAAAGGAATTAAAGAGTGGTGGCTATACTCTTAAAAACTTTAAAGAGAATGGTCTTTCTGCAAAAAATGCTTTAGATGCTGGTTTTAAAAGAGCATCAGTTGTTAAAACTTATAGTGCTGCGAAAGTTAGAGCCGTAGATGCGGGTACGAAAAAAACCGCTACTTTAGATACGAATGGTAAAGAGAAAGGTGGAGCGATTAAAAGTGGTACTGTAAATAAAGCTGGAACTAGAATTGCTGCTCAAAAAGGTGATACCGTTTATGCTCAGGATTATAATGTAAAAACCGGTAAAGGAACAGGTAAAACACTTGCTATTAAGTTTGGTGGTAAAGGTTTTAATACGAAATTTATAAAAAACAATCAAAAAGAAGCAGGTAAAGAATTAGCTTGGCAATTAAGAAATAATTCAGTAGGAAGTAAAATTCATAAGGATTGGGCTAAATTTATTGCAGCTTCAACCTATTCTCCTTTAAAAGCTGGAAAAGAAGTACAATTAAAAGGTAGAAAAGGTACTATTACTAATAAAGGTAAATTATATTATAATACTAGTAAGGGTATTGAAGCATGGGATCCTAGTACTGGTAAGACTGGTATACATGAAAAATGGAAAGATAAAAAAACTTCTTACTCTAAATTTAAAAAGAAAGCCAAATTAACAGGTCTTGGAAGAGAATATACTCATTTCTTGCTTGATAAGAAACTTTTTAAAGCAAAAGGAGGCAAGATATATGAGGTTGGAAAGAACGGTAAAATCACTGGCAATCCATTAAAATTTGCTACTGGAGGTTTAGCAGATTATACAGGTCCAGCTTGGATGGATGGTACCCCTTCTAAACCAGAACTTGTATTAAATCCATCAGAAACCAAAAACTTCTTAGCATTAAAAGATGTTTTAGCTGATGCAACAAAACGCGGAATCTTTAATCATGATCAATATACATCTAGTGGCGATATTAATTTAGATATAGATATTAATGTTGATAAGATTGATAGCGATTATGATGTTGATCAAGTTGCAGATAGAGTTAAAAAGATTATTGTTAAAGAAGCTAAATATAGAAATGTTACAGTTACTGGGCGTTCAAGATAATAAAAAAAGAGGTTCATTACGAACCTCTTTTTTATTTGAATTATTCACTTAAAAAAGGTGCAATAGCATCAATATCTGTTGGTGTACATTCAATATTATCGCCAAAATCTTCAATCTTTAAATTGAAATTATTAATTTCAGTTTCTAAATTCATTAATTCTTCAAGAGCCTGATTACATTCTGGAATAAGGTCATCCTGAATCATAATCTGTTCACCATCTTCAGAAAAAACAACATTTCCATTTTCATCTTTCTTTGAATACTTTTCTACAATTTCATTAAATTTCTCTTGATAAAACTCAGCTTCTTTATCAACAGCATTGTTAATTTTTGTAAGTTTATAAGCAACTGGAAGTGCTAACTTCTGATTTAAAAATAAACCAACATGCTGTCTAAAAGTAAGAATCTGTGACATTGTAACTGTAGCCATATATATATTTCCTCCATTATTCCCAGTTGGTTAATACAACTGTTTTATTAACTTTCTCACTTACCCATTTTCCAATTCCGATTGCATCAGCAACATCATCAGAAACGGTTATATCATACCATTCTTTAATTAATTTTTGCATTGAACGTTTTTTATCATTACGTGCGCGACCTTTTACTCCACAGTGTGCACGCCAAGTTGCTGGTGGACAACATACCCAACTAACTCCTTGTTCTGTACAAGCTGCTAATAAAATACCTTGAAGGCGCGCGAGTGTTCGATAGGTTGTAACTCCAATAGTTTTTCCATTAATTTGCTGGAGTTGTATATCTTCCAAACCAATCATATCAGGATTCCAATTATTAATCATTTGAACAAGCCAATTTTTTATTTCTATATCTCTTTCTATTTCATCATCTTTACTAGCTTGGAAAACTCCTGCATAGATTAAGTTATTATCATCAAATAGGGAATATCCTGTTAGATGCGTAGCCTGGTCAAGCGCGAGTGTTCTGCGTATTCCTTTTTTCTTCGGTTTAATTTCTTCAGAAAAATTGAAATATTTATTTTCTTTACAGATTGGACATTCCCATTTATCTCTTATTTTTCGATAGGGTGCATAGATACGATGACCTTCTTTACATTCAAAAGTTAGCTCCGTATCTAGATTTTTATATTCTGTAGATAATAAAATCCAACCATGTTGCTCAGCTGCATTTTTTATATCTTCTATTTTTATTTTTGACATTACGACATTCCGCTGCTACCAAAGCCGCCTCCTCTGTTTTCACCAATTTCATTTACGTTGTTCACTGGTTGCAAAAAAGCATTTGGCACTTTGACTAAACGAAGTTGAGCAAATCTTTCTCCTTTTGTAATATAATAAGTTTCACCATGAAGTATTGAGTTAATTTGAATTTTTCCGTTGTCATCAAAATCATATTCAATATCTTTAAAAGGTGGATCAATATTCTCTATAATTACTCCAATTTCATCTCTATATCCGCTATCAATAAGACCAGGCGTATTGGCAATTCGTAATTTTGATTTAAGAGATAATCCACTTCTAGGTTGTACTAAAATTCCATAGCCTTGAGGAATTGCCATTTTAATTCCAGTAGGAATTAATTTTGTTTCTCCAGGTTTAATCGTATAGTCATCTAATGCATATACATCCATAGCGCCATCGCCATCGTGAGCATATTTTGGTAGCTTCGCTCCATTTATTGTTTCTGTTGGAATTATTACTTTTTGTTTTAAACTGTTGGAATATTCTTCGATTTTATTAAAAATAATTCCAAACATTTGAACTACAAAATCTTTCTTAATATCAGACAATTCATCAATTTCTGTTACTTCATCGACAATTTGTTGATATGTTTCTGAAAGATCTTTAGCAGTAAAGCCATTCATCTCTACGGTTTTTGCAATTGCCATTTGAGCTTCTTCTGTACTAAAAGTTTTTTCCATTTCCCAGAGAAGTTGCTGTCCAATTACTCCAACACTTTTATCATCCATTGAAAGAACTGTTTCTAAGAAGTCAATTCCGAATTCATCAGAATTTTCAACGGCGTCTTTGACATGCTCTACTGCAGTTAAGAGTTCTGTATTTTCGTCAATGATGCCTTTTACTTCTTCAAAATCACTCATCCCAAACTCCTCCAATTACCTTTACAATTTTTACAACCCAAGCTTCATCAATAATTTCGCCTTTAGCTTTCTTGGTTTTATAAGTGTATCCACTCGCGCCGAGGGTATACCCTTTCTGTGGAGCATCTGTTCTAAATTTCTCCATAATCTCCTTTGCTTCTTCTTCTGTGTCTGCTCTGTATTCCTCTGTTTGCTTGAGAATTCTCATACTCCTTTTCCTCCATTAAATAGTAATTAATTCTTTACTATAAGGTAACTTTTCTATTTCTTCACAAAATGTGTGCCATTCGGATAATTTATGATTTTTCCGAGAATTATATATGTTTCGTAACACTTGATAATTAGCTGTCCATGTACGGGTTTGATTCCACGCATTTGGAAGTAACTGTATAAGTGCGCGCCAATAGCGTTTATCTTTTGTTTCTAAAAATTTATTACGGAGATTATTACAAGATATTAATATATCTTCAATACAATCTTTAAAAGTTAATTCCCATTCACCATTTATAGAATGGCCTTTAGAAACCATTAAATCTAAATTATCAAATGAAAACATATCTAAAGTAATTTCTTCTTTCGTGAGAGTATGCATCGTAGAAGTAGAATTAGCTACTGTACCAACTTTATAGGTATCCATTTCTTTCCACCAATAAAGTGGGGCTGTTATATCCATAGAAACGAATATTTGTCGAAGAAATTTCCCATGATCTGGCCCAGCTTTAATAAGTTTTTGAGCAAGTTTTAAATCATTTGGACCAAGTTGGATATTATTAAGATCAAAATTACTATCGGTTTTCTTCCAACTAGCTAAGGGATTACGCATCCCTCTAAACGCACCTTCAAAATCAGATACAAACACATTCTCTACTTTAATCATAATTTTCTCCTTTCTATATATATTATATCAAAAAAAATTTTTTTTGTCAAAATTTAAAGGAGGTATAACCTCCTTTAATAAATTAATTCTTCGGCTTCTGAATAGCCGTCAGTATATCCCTTTGTATATTGATACATAAGTTCTTTTTTAATATTTTCCATCACATTTGGAAATAAACTTCCAACTATAAATTCAAAACTGATTTCTGAATTATCATCTAAATTTAATTCTTCAATTGCCGCAGCCATTTTTTTAAATTTTTCATATTTAACTGTAATTTTGTCAACTGTTGGTTCTGTCGTTCCATTCTCCATTAATTTTCCTCCAAATTCTTTGGTTAGAACTCCCACGTAATTTTAAATCTAAATTTTTTTGTGCCTCTATAAACTCTCCATCAATTAATACATCTATTTTGTTTAATATATTATTTACTTTTTCATTATTAGTGAATTTTAAATAAGAAAACATATATCCAGTCCATAAAAATATTGTAATATCTGGATATTTTTTACGTACTGCTGTAACTATTTCTTCTGTCATTATTAAATTTTGTGAAGCTAATGGTTCACCACCAAGAACAGAAAAATTTCTTTTTATATTGTTGGCGCCGATAGCATCTAAAATTTCTTTTTTAGTTTCAGATGTATAAGGTTTGCCATTTGAGAAGTCCCAAGTTTCAATATTAAAACAACCTGGGCATCTATGCGGACAACCTTGCACAAAGAAAGAGACACAGACCCCCTCTCCGTTTACAACGTCGTTTTTAATTATTGTGTTATATCTACTCATTTTTAATCATTTTCTCTATAAAAATTGCTCCAATAGAATTACCAATAATTATTAAAATAAACTTAAATATATTAGTTAAATTTGAAACAGTTATTAAATAGGGAAAATCTGCTATACAATGCTCAGCTCCTATTAATATGAAAATAATTACTGCCATTGATGTTAAATAAGATACTTTACACTTTACTGCAAAGTGAATTAACATTCCACAAAAAATGCCACCAAAAAGCATTTGTAACCAAGTTTTTGAAAATTTTATTTCAGCAGCTTGTTTTAATATTTCATAATATTTTGGATTACTTAAACAATAAGCAAAAAAGGTTAATTCTATTCCCACTATATTAAATATAAGAATTGGTAATAGGTTTTTACCTAAGAATCCTACTTTTCCCGTAAATAATGGTAATCCTAAATGGATTATTGTTAATAAACCAAAACTAAATAATAATGCTCCTAAAATTGGGGGTTTAGTTTGGGTGTTAATAATAACACCCAAACCGATTAATAACCCCGCAATTATAGCTTTACAACTTTTTGCTATGCTTAAATCTATCTTCAACTTCTTTTTGTTTTCCATAATTAAAAGCCGTTTTATAATCTCCAGTTAAATAACCAGTTACTCGTCTAAGTCTTTGTATGTCAGTAGAGCCGCACTCTGGACATTCATTTCCAATTTCACCTGTCCAACCACAATTTAAACATAAGTCGTTTGGAACATTTAAAGCAAAATATGGAATATTTTTTTCCATAGCATAGGTTACTATTTGTTCCAATGCTTTTATGTTTTTTAATACAGCTCCTTCTAATTCTACATAAGTAATACAACCTGCACTTGAGTAGCCTGTAAGTTCAGCTTCTATATCTATTTTATCAAAAGGAGAAATTTCTTTCCATACAGGAACATGCATTGAGTTTGTGAAATAATCACGATCACTAACGTTAGGAATTTCTCCGAAATCTTCTTTAAATTTTGTCATCGCTGTATAGCATAAGTTTTCTGCAGGCGTGTAATAAACTCCAAAGTTAAGTTTGTATTCTTGTTTAAATTGTGCGCATCGATCTTTAAATAATTGCTCAATTCTTTTCGCCACTTCCATTCCTTCAGGAGTGGTATGATCTTTATTAATAAGAATCTGTAAAGCCTCTGCTAATCCCAGTTGACCGATTACCAATGTTCCATGCTTTAAAGCTGATCGTATTCCTTCTTCCGGATGATAACCAATCATTGTATTATTTTCATACATAAATTTAGCAGATGAAGGACTTTGTGCGCAAATATATTCAAATCTTTCTATCAGCATATCTTTAGCTTCACAAATTTTTTCATCAAGAATTTGCATAAATGTTTCTACATCACCTGCTTGCATAGCAAGTGTAGGAAGAATAATTGTGACTGGTGCGATATTTCCACGTCCATCTTTTGTTTGAGGATTAACTCCTGGTTCTGCATTAATATCAGCGCCATTGGCCGTCCTACAACCCATTGTACTAAAATAAGTTTTAGGATCATTAATATCATATCCAGCATTTCCAGACCAATCTACATTCGCATAATTTGGATATAGACGGCGCGCGGTTGACTCTAATGCTAATTGGAATAAGTCATAATTAGGTGTTCCTGGTTTATCATTAACTCCTTTCATATATTGGAAAATTCCACAGGGGAAAATTGGAGTTTTGTGAAGTTTGCCAACTCCTTTAATTGATCCCTCTAATAAAGCTTTAATAATCATGCGTCCTTCTGGAAGTGTGCAAGTGCCATAATTAATTGATGTAAAAGGCAACTGATTTCCAGAACGTGATTGAAGTGTATTTAAATTATGATACATTCCTTCAACCGCTTGATTAATTTCTTTTTCTGTCATTTTTAAAGCATAATTATATGCTTCGTAATACATGTATGTATTTTCATCGCTTATTGATAATTCTTCAGGTTTAAAATTTTTATGATTGACCCCCATTTCTTGGTCAATTTCATGTTCACTTAATTTAGAAATATATTTAAGTCCATCTCGATAATGTTTGTAAAAACTTTTTCTTACATAGGGAACCATTGTCCAATCTAAATGGCTTGCACTTACACCGCCAAATTGTTGAAGTGACTGTAATTGAAAGATAACCGCAATTAATTGGAACGCAGTATTAATTGAGTTAGCAGGACGCACATCAGTTTGACGGGTATTAAATCCTTCTGCTAATAACTTATCAAAAGGAATTGTTAAGCAGTTATGCATACCAAGTGCATAGCTATCTAAATCATGAATATAAATTTCATTATTTAAATGATTATTACGGGCCATTTCGCTCATTAAATTATCAAGAGCATATTGTTTTAAAATAACGCTATCAGCTTCACCTCTGCGGCCGCCGAAAGAGTATTCATCTACATTGGCATTTTGATTTTGAACATCGGTTGCTTCTAATTTAACAGCAACCTTATCCATCATTTTTGTATTCCAATTTCTAACTCTTGCTCTTTCTTCTCGGTAAGTAATATATCTTCTTGCTACATCTTTTCTTTTTGTAGACATTAAGCCTTTTTCTACTAGGTCTTGTATATCTTCTACACTTAGTTGTTGTTCTTGTATTTTTCCTTGTATAAAATCAGCTATCTTACCAGCCTTCTCCGCCGCGTAATCAGAAACTTCTCCATCGACAGCGATAAAAGCTTTTAAGATAGCTGTAATTATTTTGTTCTTATTAAAAGGCACTTGACGCCCATCTCTCTTTTGAATGTATTTCATTTTTCTCTCCTAATTATTTAAATTAATTTAAGGAGTTTTTCTCCTTTTCTGTAGTACCACAAAAAATACAAACACCATGTTCAAATACATGGGGACACTGCTCGCGCAATCTCTTGTTTTCAGCTATGAGTTGTTCTACTTCAGGCTTTAAAACAAAAGTTGACGGATCAAGCAGCTCTTCGATTCTTTTGTTATTGAAAGTAATTAATCTTTCAATTTCTTGACCTGTCATTTACTAATAACCTCCTCATGCTTTATACTCATAAAACATTTTAAATAATTCGTAATTATTTTCTCTTACGAATTGGAAGATTTCTCGAACTTCATTTAAAGAAAAAACTTCTTTAGAATAATTAAAATTAGCTTTGTATATCATAATAAAATTATACATTGAATCATATCCATTTATTCTATTAACAGTTTTTACTTTTAATCCCTTTGGTGCGTTCCAAAACAAATTGATTAATGTAATAACTTTTTCCCACTGATGATTTTCAAAGAAATCCTCATCATAAATAAGTGAAAAATAAGTCTTATTAGTACGTAAAAAACAAACTTGTTTATAAACCTCTACTATATCTTGTGTAATAAAATGGTTATAATCAGTATTTTTAGATATATTATAAAAAGATTGTCTTGCACTAGATGTATTTCTTACAACTTCTATATATTCTTTTACTAAGGGCATGGTCATTATACCATTATATTGGATAGAATAAAAATGTTGCATAGGTTTAATGGCTGACCATTTTAATAAATCTTCTGGTGTTGAAACCTGTACTGGAAATTTCATTCCAATTCTTTGTCCATCACGAGAAAGGTTAAAGTCTTTTAATATGTCTATAACTATATCATAACTATTTTTTATTGCCCCTAAATCATAATCATGAAAAATTACTCCAACATTTCTATTAGTATATCTTAATTGAGAACTAAAATTTTTCCAAATAGTTTGTCCATCTAATGATAAGCGCAGATGCTCTGCCTTCTTCATTCTTCTAAATGCACTTGTTCTCAGTTTTGAAACCCGATATTGTTCTTCTATTTTGTTATATAAGAAAGTATCAGGTTTCATTCTTTCGATTTCTATTGGTAAAGGTTTGTATTTTGATGGGTTAAATGCGCGCCCACCGTATTCAATATTATTATATTTAGTAATAGGATAATCATATCCCGGAAAATCTTGACGTAAAATGAAATGTTGATACATATTAGGAGAGAAAAAGGGAGATAATGTTACTATCTCCCTTTGTTTTTTGTAATAGGATGACAACTTCATTAAGTCAAGATTAAAAAAGGGGATATATGGATATTTTTCAACGTCTGCATCAAATAAACCATAACTCATGATACTTCCGCTCTTTCCTTTGTCGTTTGAATATATCCATCTGCATTTATATTATTAATTAATTCTACCAAATGATATGGAGTATTCTTATATTTTTTTGCTAAAAAAGTATCTCCACGTCGAATACCAGTTACAATAATTTTATTTCCTCGGCTAAACCAAGACTTTTCAATTACATGTTTATGACCATCCGCGCCACGTTCTGATAATTGTTTATCATAATGTGTAAAAGCATCACCAAATATTTTTACGGTTGTTACTCCTGTTGTAGTTAATAAAGTAATACTTTTCTTTGCTTTATCTTTATCTAAAACCGTTCCAGCAATACGATGAATCTTAAATAATGGAACTTTTTGTCCTGTTTGCTTCGATCTAAAAACATAACTTATTTCAGGTTCTTCTGAAAGTTTATTATAATCTACGAATCCATAGGCGTCATTTCGAAGATTAGCCAACTCATGTTCATGAATATAACAAGAAATTGAATCCATTTCCCAACTGCTAATGCTACCATTACAATACTTATTCCACATATCTTGATTTAATCTACTATTAACTGCATTTAATAATTCTTCATTATTATTTTTTACATATGGACGAATAATATCCATTTGTTTTTTATAAATTTTATCCCAATCGGTTTGCTTAATTTTAAAACCGCTTTCTGCAGAACTATCTAAAACTAATAAATCTAAGTCAAAATTTTTATCATAGAAATTAAAAGCTATACTATTCATTAAATAATAATCATCTTCTTTAAATTTCTTTAAATATTTGTTATAATTATAAACCCTACATTGAAAATCATATTTTTTTGGAATTAAATTAAAATCAATTAACATTTTCATATTTTGAAGAGTAATACGTTTTTTCTTATCAGCTATAAGGTCAATATAATCTTCCATAGCTTTGACACGATCATTGTCTCTACAAATACTATCAAACGCGCCCGCTTTGATTAAATTAACCATTTGCGGCTTATTAACTTTAACTTTACTTAAAAAATCTTCAATAGAAGTATAAGGTCTATTTTCCATTATATTATGAATAATATCTGTTCCAACTTTTGTGATACCATTCAATCCATAAATAATACTATTATTCTCTACATCTGGCGAGAAGGTATATTTTGACTTATTTATGTCAGTGGCTACAATTTTAATACCCTCACTTTTCATTTTACCAATTGCTGTAGCTATTTTACCATAGTTAGTGGTCTTAACTTTCTTTTTCTTTTTACCACTTTTTAAAACTTTTACTGTTGCAGGATAACCGTCACAATCTTCTTCGTCATATTCATTTACAACATCACTTTCATCTTCATCGGTGAAGTCTTCCATTTCATTATAATAGGTCGGTTCTTCTACAATAATTTCTTCTTCATCATCTTCTTCTTTATTTTCGGTGCCGCCGCTATCAGAGATAAGACATGCACAGTCCCAAAGAATTGTTGGATAATGAAATGCTAAATTTAATTCCTGTAAACCAATTAATGAATATGCGAGCGTATGAGACAAGTTAAAACCATAACCTTTTGACATCGCAATAAGCACGTTCCATGTATATTTACAAAGCTGCTCATCACATCCGCGCTTAACAATTTCTTCAAAATATTCTTTTGTTAATTTGTCATATTCCGCAGGATTCTTTTTTGCAATTGACTTTCTTAACTTATCTGCCCAAGTAAGATTAAAACCACCTAATTCTGGTAGCTGAACCAACTGCATAAACTGTTCTTGAGCTATACATAATCCATATGAAATATTCAATACTGGCGCCAATACTTTTTTTGCATCTTCACCTAATCCATATTTCTTCAGCTCATAATCCCAATCAACTGGATGTGCCTTAAATCTTGCCAATTTATTTACGGGCATTTCTCCACCTTTTTCAGTTGCCATTAATCTAATTGCAGAGTTAAGAATTGCCAAGTCATCCACTGATGTTGGTTTCATTACGGCTATTCCTTGAATACCACTTTGTTTCTCCATTTGGAATAAACTTTGAACCTTATGATTCCAACACATTTCCCACATTTTAGGATCATTGCGCTCTAAATTATAAATACCTACGATCTTTTCATAGGTTTCTTTTAATGTAGCTTCTCTTTTTTCATATCCATAATCACAAATCAAATCAATACAATTATGAATCTTATCAAGAGCTTCTACTGAAAGAATATCATATTTAATAAGTCCAGTATCCTCAGCGTCATGAAGATCAAATTGAGTTATAATTTCTCCACTTGGCGCCCGCATGAGGGCAGATGTTTCCGTGAAAGGTTCATCAACGAAGATAACGCCTCCTGCGTGGACTCCGCAGCCATTGATAAGTCCTTCAATCCTTTTTGCAACTTCCCAAAGTTCTGGGTAATTGTCTTCCATTTCTTCTCTAAATTTGTTACTTGCGCTGATTCCATTTTCTGGATCTCCATAAAATGTTTGATGAAGGGTTCTAAGCTGTCCTCTATCTGCTTCAATAAAAGATGAAAGATATTGTGCTGTATCAACATCAATTCCTAAACCTCTTGCTGCCGTAAGAATTGCAGATTTAGACTTTTCAGTTTTTAAGGTCAAAACATTTGCAACTCTATCATTTCCATAAATATCTCTAAATTTACTTAATACTTCTGCCCTTCGTCCACCTTCAATATCAATGTCAACATCAAGGACAGATACACGTTCAGGATTTAAGAATCTCCATCTAAATGTAGGTGCTTTTTCTCTTAATGGATTAATCTGCGTAATTCCTAACAAATATAATAAAATAAAACCTACACCAGAGCCGCGCCCGCAACCTACTAATGTTCCAGCGTCCCAGCAGCTATCAATAATATTTTGAAGATTTAAGAAGTATGCGCTCCAGCGAGAACCATTTACTTCTGAACTAACCCATGTATCTTCAAGACAAGCATTTATTTCATCTGCTGTTTTTTGATTCCATAAATTATCTTCTACTGTACTATTGACTAATCTATCAACAACCGCATATGCTAAATGTCTATCTTCTGCATATTCTGATTCAAGAAACTTTCTTAAATAAGGAATCTTATCATTCCAAAGTTGTAAAGCATCAGGCTTTACATCAAAAGTTTTCCAATTTAATCTCGGAATCTTCAATGGCTTCATTAAGCTGAAATCTTTACATTTATTTTTAATTTCAATTATGTTTTGATAAGACTTTTGAAGTACATCTTCTCCAACCTTATCTTCCATATATTCTCTAATTTCCTCATCACTCATTAAATAGGTTGTTGCATAGAAGTCATCAACTTCTCTATCTCCCTGTTGAGCGTTGAGAAATGCTTTATGAATTGATCTATCTTCTTTTTTTAAATAATGAGCATCGTTTGTAATGATATATTTAATATCGAGTTCATTACTTAATTTAATCAATTCATTATTTACATAAATCTGATCCTTATTCTTCGATGGCTGCATTTCAAAATAGAAATCTTCTTTTCCAAAGATTTCTTGCATTTGTTTAATCCATATTTTGAGTTTATCCATCGAAGGTGCGCCTGTGTCACGTAATCTTATTAATTGAACAGGTAAACAACCGCCTAAACAAGCTGTACTACCAATTACATGACCAGGATTGGCTTTAATAATATCAATTAAATCTTGATAATATGTTGGAACTCTTCGCATACGACGAGAAACCCAACTCCGCATCCATGCACGAGTTGAGATTTCTCTAATTTGCCTGTGACCAATTTCATCTTTTGCTAAAAGTATAAAATGAAAATATCTATCTACTTCTTTATTAAAATTCTCATTTGTTAAACCATTACGAACAAGATAAATTTCATTACCAAAAATTACTTTAAAATTCGGATTACTTTCTTTTATTTTATTATAATATTTTTCTGTTCTAACAGCACTTGCAATTGTATCATGTTCGGTAATTGCTACTACTTCATGTCCAAGTTCGACGGCATAATCAATTAATGATTCAACTGTATTAATACTATCGCGTAAACGAAAGTTACTAAAATCGGTATGATTATGCAGCGATCCAGGATATTTTAAATCACTCATTCGCATTATTCCTTTGGTTTATTTTAATAATAACAATGCCCATATCCCCATTGATATGATGGGTCTGCCTTACATTCTTCTTTAAATTCAATCCATTTTTCAGCACCGCAAACTAATGCTATTAGTTCTATCGAATTAAGCGGACAATTATTTTTAAATTTATCCACCGCTTCTTTTGTTTCTTCATCGGTAAAACTATAAGTAATTTTTCTTTCCATGATTACACTCCTTTTCTTTTTTATATTATAATAGTTCTAATATAGATTTAAAATATTTTATTAATTCTTGGTCGTTTTGTCTTCTTTCTTCATCTTCATCTCTCGAAGTACTGTATTCACTACAATAAAAACCTGTTGCGTCTTCTAAAGCATTAATATATAATTGTAATAATTCTTCTTTCATTTTTACTCCTTTCTTTTATTCTATATATATTATATAAAAATTTTATTAAATTGTCAAATTAATTAGTGATATGCAGTACCAGACCAATCGCAGTTAAAACATTTATATTTAAATTGACATGGATAAGTTGTTAGAACATATACAGTATTTTTATAAATACGTTCTCCGCAAACAGGACATTGCACATCTACCTGTTCCCATTCTGAAGTATTAATACCTAATGCATCCGTCATTTTTTGATATTCTTGCCATTCCATTAAAATCCTAAGCTCCCATCATTAATTTCAAAATCACTTACAAAAATTTGCGGAGTGAAGTTACCCATCCACTCATTCATGTTTGCGCGACCTACAAGATCAATTTTCATTTGTTTATACTTCTTAAATTCATCAATTCGATCTTTGCATTTAAAGAACATATAAGCTATTCCATTTTTCATTATCTTAACGGTATCTTGATTTTTACCCATTATTTGAATATCTGAAGGTGTTACATTAATGTCCGTAATATGAATCATTGGTTCATTATTATGTTGTCCCCAAATATCATTATGAGTTGTTAAATCTTCAATTAAATCTCTTATGTCTTTATCTGCTGCGATGCGTTCAAAATTTACTTCATACCAATTTTCTCCAAAATCTATGTTAGCTAATTCTTTATTTGCATAATCGTGGAAATTACTTAAATTTTTATCATAAATACCAATTCCACAAGCATTATCATGACCAGCTGTAAAAGTAAAGAAACCGCTTTCGTCCATAAAGTTTTTAAAAGAAACTAATTCTGATTCATTAAGTCCTCTACTTGAACCTTTGATTTCGCCCTCATCATTTAGTCTTGCTACAATTGTCGGACGTTGGTAGCGCGCCGCCAACTTCATAGCGATTAAGCCATTTAATTCTGGTGGAAAATCTTCTACATCAAGTCTTACAAAAAGAATTTTATTTTCAAGTAGGTCATACTTGTGAATTTTAATTTCTAATTCTTCAACAGCCTTATCAAGAATACGATTTTGCCTTGCTCGCGCGTTAGTACATTCTCGTGCGGATTCAATAGCGACTTCTGCCATTATTCCTTTAGCTCCGCGCTTATGACTTTCTACTAGTTTATGCCCATCGATAAAAGCTTCAAATAATCTTCCTTTTTCCTCAGCCGTACCTACTCTAATCATAGCATTAATTAATGGGGTTATATAAAAGGCTACTGTCATAGGGGTTACTTTTCCTCCCATTGAGTAGGATTGTTTGTCACATAAACACTGGAAAAAATAATTATTAATATTGTTAAAACCTTCTTGAATAATATATCTGTTTTCTAATTCTAGAACACTCATCATATCACTAACAATTCCGAGTGCGGCGAGATCAATTAATTTTTCTGCATAATTATTTTTTGTTAGATAGTCAAGGTATCTACAAAATTGCCAAGTAACTCCTGCGCCTGAGAGGTTTTTATTTTTATACTCTTGTGAAGCTTGATTATTAATAATAATTGTATTGTCTATTATTTTCGTATCTTCTTCTAAAATATGGTGATCAAGAACTAAACAATCTATTTCTTCTTCTTTTAATTTCAAATGATATTCGTCATCATTACTTCCTGCATCTGGTATAATTACTAACCCAAACTTACAATCATCGTTTAATATATCATCAATAGTATCACTAAGTCCATGACCTTTTCCCTTGTGTAAAAAATATTTAATATTAATTTGAGGAATAATAAGTTTTAAATATTGATAAATAATTGCAGAGCTTGTAAAACCATCAACATCACTATCTACTACAAGAGCTAAATTACTTAACTGATTAAGATGTTTTGATAATAGTGCTGCTCCTTCAGCGATATTTTCAAATGCCTGTGGTGACTGTACTAAAGAACTTTCCGGATTGTAAAAAGAATTTAATTCATTTTCTAATAATCCTCTACTACATAATAATTTTCTCGTATAATTATCTTTAAAATTTTCATTTACTAACTTACATTTCATATCATCTTACTCTCACTCTTTTGCTTAACAGTTTCTTAAAAATTTCTTCTCCTTTATCACTGGGAGAATCTTTCATATTTAATAACTTCTCCCGATCATATATAAAAGAAAAATCTGCGTAATTCTTATATTTGCTACATATTTTATATAGCTTATTAAAATATTCTTCATCTGGAGGTTGTTCTTCTTTATCAAAGCAAACTACAATTTCTTGTGGATGGCATTCTTTTACCAAAATTTTAATTTGCCATTTATTTAGTTGACTTCCACATACTGCAACCGCGCAATTATCCATTTGAAAACTATCACATTGCATTACAGATTTTTCTGATTCAAAGATATAACAAATTTTATTTCTTTTAATATTCTCTTTAGTTATATTTAATCCATATAAGTTTAAACTCAATGGATGACTATACCATTTGCCTTCAATTTGTACTGGCATATATTTTCCAACATTTTCAACTTCCCAATTGTTGAGGGCGCGCCCTCGTATTCCAATTAGTTCTCCATTAAGGTTATAATGTGGAATAATAATTTTATTTTGAATGGTAGAATAATAAATATTAAACTTATCCATTGAATCTTTGGTGATTCCATCATTTAACCACTCTGGAGGATAGAATTTAGTAAAACAATCTAATATTCCATTAGAATAAACTGGAAGTTCCGGAATTTCTTTATAAATATACCTATCTTTTTTACTTTTATATTTCTTAGTCTTAAAGTTATCAATTGCATTAAAATTAGAACAATCTAAAATAACTCTATAAATATCGCTATACCAATCATATTCAATTCCTCTTGTTTCATAATAATTTTTGAGAAATTGGAAAATTGTCATAGCTCCACATTGCGTATAACATAAAAACAAATGTGAATTTTCATAAAAGTATAATTTCATCGATGCTTCAGAAGCATCTTCATTATGACATATAGTTGGAAAAACTACATATCCAGGTTTTTCAATATAGTCATCTGCGCCAAGTGTGTTCATTAATTGAATAACTTTCTTAGTACTAAGATTGTCTATTATACCTTGATAATTAATCAATTTCCTCACCACTTTCTAATTTATCTAATAAATGTTTAAACTCAATATCTTCTTCACTATCCCAGCTTTTAATTTGATATTCTTCACGTTCATAGAAACCTTCAATTGGCTCTAATCTTGAATCCGTTACAAATAAATCTTCCTTTTTTAAAGTTCCTAAATTCATAATTGACCAGATTCTAACTTGAGTCCATTCACCACTTCTAACTTTAAAAATATCAGTTACTAAGTTCGGCATACCTCTTTCATCAAACAATGGTTCAAGAACTTCTAATTCTTCTTTGGTAGGTCGTGCCATAATTGAACCATTATCAGCTTTATTAATTGTGCTGCGGCCGCCTGCTAATGTTCCTTCATTTCTTATTTCTCTATTATCATCACCTTTTGCATTTAACTGAGTTGATGTAAACATTGCCACATCTAATTCAACAGCCAAGTCTTTTAAAGCGGTCGCAAACATTAATAATACTTCATCATTTCTTAATGCAAATCCTTTAAACTCATTCAGTAACGACGGTCCAATAAAGATATAATCATAGAATACATATCTAATATCTTTTGTAATACAGTTTTCCCTTACAATAGTTTTTACAAGTTCTATTGTTGGATTCGGCATTTTTACTAATATTAAATTATCGTCATATTTTTTCATTATAGAAATCGCCTGAGATATAACTTGCTTTTCTCTCTCATTAAAATCTCCATACTTAAAACGAGCTTCATTACAATCTGTAAGATATGCCAAAATCATCTTTCTAACTTCTTTAAATTGCTGCTCAGTTACTATGAATAAAACTCTTTCGCAACTTCCTTTTTGTTCCCATTCGCAGGTTGTACTATTATACCTAAAAGGATATGCCAAAAAGCAAGCATCAGCTACTGCATTTCTTGTCTTACCAACTGAGCTTGCTGCTGAACGAATCGTTAATGTTCCTGGCCTCGCGCCGTCAATAATTTGATTATAAATCGCCCCTTGAACTGGCAATCCAATTTCTTGAAGTTCTTGTAAATCTTCGATGAAACTATCAATTTCTTTTGCAGCACTTTCTACTTCTATTTCATCATTTACTTCATATTTATTCTCTAAATTAAGAACCTTGCTTCTAATATGATTTGTAATTTCTTTTAAACTAAGTGATTCAAATCTTCTGTTTATTTCCTGATACTTAGGGTTGGTTAAATCTTCTTCATAGAATTCGCTAATATCAAACCCATTTCTTTGTAAATCTTTTAACAGATTTAACTTCTTAAATTTATTATAATAATATTGAAAATTTTCTACTTCAGCTAGTTCAATAATATCTAATAAATATTCAATTCCATTTTGTTGTTCAAAAGTTTTTTTAGCTATTTCATCAGAACTTAAAAAGTTTTCTATATCTACTATTTGTATCTTCGGCGCGCCGTTGCGATATAATCCATTAATTGCAGAGAAAATATATTTCTCAAATTTGCTTGGAAAATCCGTTAATACAAATGAATATTTATCTATTTCGCTTAGAAATTGAGGGTGTTTAATTAGACTTCCTAAAACTTGCTGAATACAGTTTTTATCTATATTCATTCGTCGTTCTCCATTTCTCCAATCGCGCCTAAATCTATAACTACCTTTTTCTTTCTAGTCTTTTTTCGTACTACTTTCTTATCTCTTTGTCGAGCTTCTTTTATTTGTTGTTCAATTCTAGCTATTATACCATTATCACTTTTTTCTTTCTTTACCCAATAATTACAGGCTTCATTATATATAAAAGGAACTATTCCAATTCCGCCATGAGACTTATCCCAGCTGCCACCTTTTACATCATAAAAATATTTTAAAGTAAAGAAAATACCTTTATTAGTCATTTTATTTTCAGAAATAAATTTCTTTCGCTGGGCTTCACACATATAATAATCATATTTCATCTTTAAATCTCGTGAAATATAATCATAAATAAAACCTATATATGCTTCATCATTTTCTGGAGTTCCTTGTTTCCAATTTTCATAGCATGATTTATGGTAATACCAATTTGTACTTGGCATTATCCAATCTACCCCTTCTTTTTCAATATTTCTGTCTATAACTTGTCCACAAATTCGACAATGTACTGGTTGATACTTTTTCATATTAATACCTCTTTTCCTAATTATATTATACTAAAAAAAGGAAAAAATGTCAAATTTAAAAGAGCCTCTCGGCTCTTTTAAACGTAAAATATATTTATTTTTTCATATCTCTCATATCAATTAAAACGAGATTGAACAAATCAACCTGATCCTCAGTAATCTCTGAAAGTTTTATTTTTCTTCCGAAAATCATTTCAACTTTCTTCAAGATAATATCAGCATTAGCTGTATCTTTTTGGACTAGCTCAGACCATAACTCTGAAGCTTCTTTACGAATTGCATCATAATCGAGCTGTTCTTCAACTTTTGTTTCTACCTTGTCTACTACTGTTGCGCCATCCACATCTCTCTGTTTATCAATTGCTTCATTGATAGCCTTTACAAGTTCATCATATCCTAACTTAATCTTAGGAGCGAGATATTTGAAACGACTGCCCGCCATAACTGTTGGGGTCTGACGAGTATAAAGCCATCTTGTACTATTACCATCATCGTCCCATTCGGTGGAAATATATCCTATAATATCGACGATCTGATTTACTACCTCATAACAACGCTTTGGCATACTTGGCGCGAGGATTTCGATTTCGTTATCATCGCTTAATTTCTCTTTTCGAGTTTCAATATGAGAGATTAATACTAATCCATAGCCTAACATTGTTATTTTCCGCAGACATTTTTCAAACTCTTTTTTAGTAGCAGTATAACCTTGACCCCATGGAATATCTGCAACAGTTTGAACACCATGCTGCGCGCAAATGTACTGTTCGCACATTTCATATGCAATTGTAGTAGTATCAATTGTGATAGTATCATACATTTCTTGGGCTTCTTTCTTTTCTAACTGTCGAAGGACAAGTTTGAAATCTGCCCATTTATTAATGTCGATAGCTTTAATGCCGTCAATTGCATTATAACCTTTTTCAAAAGCAACTAATAAATTTTTAGGAAAGCGGGAAGCCAAAGTGGTTTTACCTGTCTTTGGCTTACCATATACTAAAATATACTTCCCCTTTAAATCTCTTGAAATGACAGTTGGCTCAATATTAAGAATATCAATAGCCATAATTTGTCACTCCTTAAAATCCGAGATCAGCAAAGCCATTTTCTGTTTTCTGTGCTGGTGCCTGTTTTGACTTAGTTCTAGACATATCTTTTGCTTTCTGCTCTTCAAGTCTAGCCTTTCTTTCTGCAATGGCTGTTCTAATTTCAGCCTGATCAAATGCGAAGTCTCCTTCAAGCGGCTCCTGTGAACCACCAGTGATGATCAGATCGCTCTTATTGATTGTTCTAATCTTTTCAATCGGTTCACCAAAATCGACCTCTTCATAAACAGTTTCTACTGTAGAAGAGAAATTCAGACGACCTGCAGCTTTGACCGTATCACCAACTTCCCAATAGTTTGAAATTGCATCGATAACTCCCTGACTTTCTCCAAAGAATTCGACAATATCAACCTTTCCGCCATACTGCGGAAGCGCAGCCTGAATCTTATAACGTCCAGTCAGCTCTTCGTTTCTATCAAATTCTTCACCTTTTGAAACGACCATAAATTCAATTTCAAAAGTAGCCTGTGGTCTACAATCAGAAGCCTTAGCAATCTTCTGAATGAAAGATGCGTTAACTCTCGGGAAAGAAACAAGATGACCATCTGCCGCGTAATACTCGTTCATACGAATATTTCCATTGGTAATTCGAACTCTATCTGCACCTTCTTCGCCACCAGCCGCAGCGATAGACACAAACTCGTTTGCCACTCTCTGAATAGACTCGTATGCGGGATTGGGTTTTCCAGCGTTAGTCATCTTCGATGCAAACATATGAACAGGAATAGAGAGCTTCTTTTCCTCACCATTGATCGGCTGAGTTACATTGACAATAATTTTTCCACCGATTGCATCAACATCTACGCCATTTTTCTTAAAAGTACTAGGATGAATATCAACTTCAGCAAGTATACCTTCAATCTTTACTTTATTATCTGCCTGTCTTAACATTATTCTTTTACCTCTTTATTCTATTTTTCACTTTAACTTGCTAAAGAATTAGTGGGAGTAAACTCCCACCTTTCTTTATTTTGGATTACTCTTCGTCGTCAGATGGAACGAAGTTTGCACCCTCATCGGTCAGAACAACATATGTCACCGGCTTATCAGCTCCTTCGACCTCAACCTTCTCTCTCACAGCAAGACCCTTCTTTGTCAGATCTGTGACGTTAGCGCCAACGGAACGCGGGCCTCTATCAAGCGCCTCAGCAAGCTCCGGAATAGAAACCTTACCACCATTAGCCTTAACATAATCCAGTACCTGTGTGCTTTTCTCTGTCAACTTCATAATTCTTTTCTCCTTGTGCATTAAAAAATTTAGTTTGTTAATATTTTGTCTTGAAAGCTTTTCTTAACTTTCTATATATATTATATATTAAATTTTATTAAAACTCAAATTTTCACTTCTATCAAATTTTAGAAAATTGTCATTCCAACGACTCGCGCCGATTCGGTAATTTTAATTGATTTAGTACCTTGCGCGCCTTTACTTAATAAACTTATTTCTGATAGCTTTATTTTAATTTGAGTTCGGTTAGCAACAACTATAGCTTCAGTTTCTGTAGTAATAGGAGCAAATGATACTAATTCATCTGTTGTGTCTTTTAACCGATGAATCTTTCCACCTTTTACTCCACGATTAGTAACAGTAAATTCAGAAATAGGTGTTCGTTTTGAATAACCAAGTTTACTAATACTAATAATTTCCTTTGTTGTTTGAGGAATCTCTTTAGCACAAACTAAACAATCGCCCTCATTTAATTTTACTCCTTTAACTCCTTTTGCTACACGACCAATCGGACGAATATCTTTTGTTTCACAGATTACAAACTGACCTCGTGTGGTTAACATACCAACGCGACTATCATTTGTAACGATTGCTGAACAAATCTCATCGCCAGGCTCTAAAGCTATAGCTTTTGCGCCAGTTTGTCTATTAACATTATATTCACTTAATTTACTTTTCTTCATTAAACCATGTTTTGTAAAGAAGATTATATTGTTATTGTTGTTTTTAAGATTTTCTTTATTAACAACTTGCATATAACAAATTTCTTCTGTACTTTTTACTGCTGAAATTGATTCGATTGGTACAACTTCACCAGTTGGTATATCGGAAAGTTTGGCATGATAATAATTGCCACTTTTTGAGAAGAAAAGAATTAAACTTTTATTATCTCCATTCTGAGTTGAGATAATATATTCTCCCTTACTCATTTTAAATTTCTTTCCTACACCACCACGACTTTGTGAATAAAGTGTGGATACTTCGTGAATATAAATATTATTTTGATTAGAAAGATTAATTGCTAATTTACGAAGTTCCTTTGGTTCATCATCTTCATTTTCTATATTTAATATTTGAGTACGTCTTGCATCACTAAAATTCCGAGAAACTTCATTCCAACCATTGATTAGCTGCTCATTAAATTTATCTTCATTATTTAAGATATCTTGAATTTCTTCGATTTCTTCTTCAAGTTTTTTCTTCTCGTTTTCAATTTTTTCAACCTCTAAATGAGCTAAACGAGAAAGTTTTAAATCAAGTACTGCTTTGGTCTGCGCGCTGTCTAATAAGAACTTTTCTTGTAGACTTTTACTTGCTGCCGCAGTTGTAGAAGAATTTTTAATAACCTTAACTACTTCGTCAATAGAGGCTAAACAAATTAACAGTCCATCTAAGATATGTACCCTTGCTAATTTCTTATTCAGATCAAATTCAAAACCTCTACGATAAACAACTTTCTCATGGTTGATATATGATTGTAAAAGTTCTTTCCAACCAAAAACTTTTGGGTAACGACCATTTTCAAGCATGGTCATATTAATTCCATAATAAGATTGAAGCGATGTATTCTTATATAAATATTTTAATATTCGATCTGGATTAGCGTTTCTTTTTAAATAGATTTTAATATTTGGCGTTGCACCTGTTAAATCATTAAAACGCTCAATACCAGGATTCTCGTCACTTTCTAAAATCTCTTCTAGCTCTTTACAAATTGTATTTGTGTAGACACTAAAAGGAATTTCTTTAACAATTAAACTACGTTCGAACTTATTATATTCAATGACAGACCTTAATTTGCAAGAACAACCGTATCCTGTTTTTAATGCTTGTTTGACTTCTTTTTCATTTAATAATACTGCGCCAGTTGCAAAATCAGGAGCGCAATATATATCTTCAAAAGAAGCGTCAGGATTTTCCAGTAAGAAAACTAAAGCATTATTAATTTCCTGTAAATTGAACTGAGGAATTGACGAAGCCGCGCCGACTCCAATACCCATAGTTCCATTTACTATATTAAAAAATCCTTTTGTTGGTAATACAGCAGGATATTGTTCTGTATCATCATAGTTATCTCGCCATTCTTCAATTGTATCTTTGTTAATATCTTTAAAAAGATATTCTGATAAAGCTGAAAGACGAGCTGATGTATATCGTGGTGCTGACCAGTTCCCAGATTCCATCAAGTTTCCATATGAACCCTCAACTTCAATGAGAGGATAACGCATCGCAAACGGCTGTCCTGCGCGCATTATAACTCCTTCACAGCTTGAATCACCATGGATATACATACGCATGGCTGAGCCAATACCCTTTAGCGTTTTCTTAAATGGTTTTGAATGAAGAAACTTATCTGTATATAAACAGTAGAAAATTTGTCTTGCGGAAGGCTTCAAACAATCTCTTACATCAACTAATGCACGGGACTGTAATACGGCCCCAGCATATTGTTGAAAGCTATCTTCAATTATTGTTTTTAAATCACTCATTTTATTTTCCTTTTATATATTTTTTACATACTCCAGTTGCTTCACAAAAGAGTAATGCTCCTTTTTTCTTTCGACTTTCTTCATAACATTTTTGACATTCTTTATCTTTCGGGTTAGATTTCATTATCTTCCTCACTTATTCTCTTATTTCACTAAAATCAATATTATTGAAGATAAAGTTTCTTCTTGGTTCTACGTTTACTCCCATTAAGTCTTCCAATAAAAATAAACTATTTTTGGAAGGAACAAGCTGTTCCATACGTTGAAATTCTTCGGTAAACATTGAGCGTTTTGCTTGGGCTTCTGATAGTGCGCCAAGTCCTTTATTGCGTTGAACTTCACCTTTAACTTTATTTTTAGCTTTTGCAAACTCTTCATCGGTAAAGAAATAAGATTCTTTTTTTCCATTCTTAACAATATAAAGCGGAGAGCGAAGCCAATATAAACGCTGTTCATCAAGAAATTCTGGAGCTAAATAGCGGAGCGCTGCCATAATCAAAAGACCAATATGGCTACCGTCTGAATCAGCATCAGTACAGATTGCAACTTTTCCATAACGAAGTTTCTTTGCATTATATTTACCAGGAACTATGTTCATCGCACTAAGAAATAATTTAATTTCCTCATTCTGAAAAATCTTTTCATCGGGGTTGCTTAGGCAATTAATCATTTTTCCTCGCAAAGCAAGTATTCCATATTTGGACACATCACGTGCGACTGCCATTGAAGCTGCCGCAGAATTTCCCTCTACTAAAAGAAGGGTTGAGTTTTCTCCAAGAAATTCGGCATCTTTCAACTTATCTGAAGCGAAAACTTTTTTCTTCTGATTTTTCTCAATTTCTTTTCCAGCTCGTAGTACCTGCTCTCTTGCTCGTTCTGCAGCGCGTTCAGCTTTTAATTCTTTAGTTAAAAGAGTTAATATCTGTTCGAACTCTGCAGGGTGCCGTCTTGCGAAATCATCAAGCATTTGTGTGGTCGCGCGCTGACATAAACCTCTTAATTCAGGATTATTTACCTTTGTTTTTGTCTGATTTGCGAAAGAAGGATTTGGTACTTTACAATTTACCACATAAAATAACCCACCTCTTGCAATATCAGCTGCAAATTCTCCCTTAAATTTCTTTTTGAAGAAATTAGTTATCGAAGTCCTCACGCCAGTAAGTGAAGTTCCACCCTCTGAATTAGCAAGTCCATTAGTAAATACATACCAGTGTTCTTTTCGGCTGGCCGCCCACTGCATGGCTACTTCACATTCAATTCCATTTTCTTCTATTGAAATATATAATGGTGTTTTGTGAATTGGCTTTGTAATTGAATCTTTTAAGAAATCTTTAATTCCATTATCAGATTTATAAGTAACTTTTTCTTTTGTCATTAAATTATTTAATTTAAAAGTTACTTTTGGAGTTAAGTAAGACCAATTCTTACACATTGCTTTTAAATCTTCAAAGTCAATTTTAATAGGCTCTAAATTATATACTTCTTCTGAAGGAATAAAAGTAACTTGTGTACCATGTTCTTTTGTATTTTCCGCAGGTTCAACTTTAAAAGACTCTTTAATTCCATCTCGTAAAATTAATGTAGCCATTTGTCCATCTCTAACTGAAATGGCTTTAAAATAAGAAGAAGAAAGAGCAACGCCTTTACTTCCTATCCCATTCATACCAGCTACATTTTGATAAACTTTTTCATTAAATTTACCACCTGTGTGCGGCATTGTGTAGATAGCTTCCATAGCTTCAGTGCCATCTTCGCGCTTTCCGAAAGGAACCCCACGTGCATTATCTTTAACAGTTACTTCTCCACTCCTATCAAGAAAGACTTGAATTGTGTCTCCATAACCCATTGTCATTTCATCTATTGAGTTTGTAATAATTTCTCTAACACATTGAAGGACGCCTTGATTATCCGCGCTACCCATGTACATTGCGACACGTTCTCTTATTGCATCGCGAAAGCTTAAAGTTTCTATATCTTTTGCAGTATAATCCATATATTCCTCCTTTTATTTTTCTATAATTAGTATATCAAATTTTTGAAGAAAAATCAAATTTATGGGGTTTATTGAGCAAAATTTTACTTACAAATAGAGGATAATGTTACGTAATTAAAAATAATGGACATATTATTATATGGAGCGGAGGAAATAATGAGTTACGAAAAACAAACTTGGACAACTGGTGAGACAATTACTGCTGAAAAATTGAATCACTTAGAAGATGGTGTAGCTTCCGCGGGTTCCGGCGGAGGTGGTAGTACAGCTACTGTAATTTATGATGCTTCTAATTTTTTTGTAGGAGAAGAAGAAGGAACAATAAATGGTGAGGTTATTGACGAGATAGCGCAGAGTTGGCCTTTAGCATTATCAATACCAAGATCTAATGATACTGGTGGCGGTACAAAGAGTATAACAACAGTAACAACAATTTTTTATCTTGAAAGTTTAACAGATATGTATACAGAATATGATTCTCTTTCTGGTTCTAGTTTAATTATTGCTGTTGAAAATAATATTTCTATTGATGGAGTTCAATATTCTTATTTAAGTGACGATGGAAATTATCATTTGCAAATCGATGATGGCGATGATGGTGACGATCGTTAATAAAAATGAAAAAGGAGGAATAAAATGAATAAAGCAGAAGTATTAGATTATATAATGAATACACCACATAATACTAATCGTGCAGTATTATCTGGAATGTTAGATAGTTTTGGGGGCTAGTGATAATAAAGAAGAAATTGAGTTATCAGCTCAGGAAAATAAAGTATATACACCAGAAGAAGGAAAAGTTTTTAATAAGGTTACAGTTAATGTACCTGCACCACCAAGTGATATTACAACCGCTGAAGTAACTGCGATATATGGCGGAGACGATTTAGATATAGATTTTTTAGCTATACCAACTATTACAAATGATGTTATTTCTATTAATGAAATTACCGAAGGAGTTTTTACAGTACCATTATATAAAGGTGTTATGAAAATAGAAGCTGGTGGGTCAGAGGCAACATCAGGTAATTGTGAAAATGTTGGCGATTATCTTGTAATTACTGGTGATTGTACTATTACTGTTAAATAAAGTAAGTAAAAAGAGGTCTATAATAGACCTCTTTTTTTTATTCCCAATTTGTGGTTTTTTTCTTCGGCGTTTTTCTCGGCGGTTTAACCCACAGTAACTCATCTCTTGCACGGGTTGCCGCCACATAATACAATCTTCTCTGGCTATCATCAAATAAACGAGGGTCATAAACCAAAACTTTATTAGCTTCCAACCCTTTAGCAGAATGAACTGTTAAAACTTTTACTGTATCAGCTTTCATTCTATCTTGTATTTGTTGATTATTCAAATCTCTTTGTTTAAAAGTATCACAAGGAATACCATGTTTTTTCAGAACAAAACACACTTGTTCAATTTCTTTGTTAGATCGACAAAGAATAAACCAATCTCCAAATTTTTCTTCTTTTAATTTATTAGCAATACCTTCAAGAGTCATTTCCCCATAAACAAATTTTCCTTGTACATGACGCATTGGAATTGAATGGTCTTGAAATTCTCTACCTAAACTATTAATAACTTTTCTTGCTTGATTAAGTATTGCATTTCCATTTCTATAATTTTGGTTTAGCTCATAAATAGTAATTCCATTTTGTCTTTTTAGTTCAATCAGATAATCTGGATATGCACCTGCAAAGCCATAAATAGATTGTCGTAGATCAAAAAAGTACATAAAGTTTTTTGGAGAAAGTAATTCAAAAAATTCAAATTGTAATTCGGTTGAATCTTGAGCTTCATCAACAATTAAATGGTCAATCTCACGAATACAATGCGGATTTTCTTTAATTAAAGGAAACAAATCATCAAATCTATCTTCATCAAGAATCTTATCTGTTGCAATACCACCTGCGCGCAGAAGATAGTTACAATAAGAATGAACAGTACCAACAAACATTCCTTCAGCTTTTGTAATTAATCTGTCTTTAATTTCAGCTGCAGCATTATTAGTAAAAGTAATTGCAACAATTTTACTAGGGTCTTGCCCCATTTGTAAAAGCCAATTCAATCTTTCAATAAGACATGCTGTTTTTCCTGACGCTGCTGCGGCTTGAACTAAAACCTTATTTTTTGTAGTTTGTACAACCTGTTTTTGTTTATCATTTAAATTCATTTTTCTTGTCCTTTTATTGTATTTAACCCATAATTTTTACTGTCATAAAAATTTATATAATATGCTTCACGCTCTTTTAATTTGTCCTTTTCAACTTGCTCAATAATTTCAAAAGTAAAGTTCTCTGGGCCATCTTTAGCCATTGTACGATGAAGTTGAGAACTTGTTAATGTACCAACACCTAAGGCTGATTTTACATGATCTTGAAAACGTTTATCAATTGAGGTTGTTTGACCTATATAAATTTCTCCTGTTTTAAGACGAGTTATTTTATAAATTCCACTATAATCACCATTTGGCAGTAAACGTTTTCTTAATTCAGCTAAAGGTTTTTGATAATAATTACTCCAAATAATTTTATTAATAGCTTCTGGATGTCGAAGGCGCGGAGCCGTAGTTTGCAAGATTTCTATATCTGGCTTATCATTTTCTAATAATTGTATTCGGTAAAAATCTTGTTGCTCTTCAATTTCTCTTTGTCGCAGAATCTCCTTATTTATTGCTGCGCGTCTACTACGTAAACTTTCTAACTCTTTTTCAATTTCTTCGATTTCTTTTTGTTGTTCTTCAGTTTCTTTATTGATTATTTGTAAATTTTCTTCTTTTATGCTTTGAAGCACACCAATAATTTCATTAAGTTTTAGTTCATAATAGTTTTCAATAGATGAATCAATATCTAAAAGCCTATCTGTTTTGTATATGTCTAAATCTTGATTTACTTCGCTATATCTTTTTTCTTTTTCAGATAATAAGTTTTCCAACTCTTCTATTTTTAGTTTTGTTTGTTGGATAAACTCAGCTAATTCTTTATTTTCTTTTGATTTAATTTCATTACAAATTTGTTTTGTTTCTGTATTAAAGTCTTCAATTTTTGTTTCTTTTAATGTTTTATAAAGCTGATATTGAGTATAATATAATATAGCAAAAATGAAAACTAATATTATTAAAAAAACTTCTATTAAATTTATATGTATCATCTTCTTTTCTCCTATTTTAACCCTATTATTATTATATCACATATTATTAATAAAGTCAAATTTATAAAGGACTTCACTTTAAAGTCAACTTATTAATAGGAGTATATGGAAAATATATTTAAAAAGGAGATAAAATGATGAGTTATTTAAATGGAATTGATATTTCTCATTGGCAAAAGGGTCTAAACGTGAAGAAGGTTAGTGCCGATTTCATAATTGTAAAAGCAACAGAAGGGACTAACTATAAAGATCCATGTTTTGAACAATGGGCAAAAGATATATTAGCAAGCGGTAAGAAATTAGGGATTTATCATTTTGCTACAGGAAGTACTAGTGGAGAAAAAGAAGCTACTTATTTTTGGAAAACTGTTCAAAAATATAATGGGAAAGCTATTTTTGTATTAGATTGGGAAGCTAATGCTTTGAAGAAGGGAGTAAACTATGCGAAGGCTTTTCTTGATAAATTTTATCAGTTAAGTGGAAAACGTGCTTTAATTTATACTAGTAGATCTGTTACTACTGCTTATAATTGGTCATCTGTAGCTAAAAATTATCAATTATGGGTAGCAGGTTATCCAAATAATAATGTAACAAAGTATTATCAACCTGCACAGTATCCAAATTTAGGTGCTTGGTCTAAAGCTATTATTAGACAATATTCTTCGAATGGTAGAGTAACCGGATATGGCGGAAATTTAGATATGGATTGTTTTTATGGTTCAAAAACTGATTGGGATAGATTAGCAGGAGCAAAAGTAACTGCTACTACAGCAAAGAAAGAAGAACCTAAAAAGACTACAACTACAACGACGTCAAAGAAATCAATTGATACAATTGCTAGAGAAGTAATTGCTGGTAAATGGGGAACAGGTGATACGAGAAAAGCTAAATTGAAAAATGCTGGTTATGATTATAATCAAGTTCAAGCTCGTGTTAATAAATATAATTCTGTCGCCAAAGATGTAGTTAAAGGAAAATATGGAAATGGCGCGACAAGAACAAGTAATTTAAAAAAAGCAGGATATGATCCCGCTACAATTCAGAAATTAGTAAATCAATTATTATAATATATAATATAATAAAGGTTTTTTTGTTTTTTTGTTTTCTTTTTTTCTTGCGCCCAAGCTAATTATAAAAAGATTTTGAGAAAAAATCAAATTTTTGAGGTGAGAAATGAGTAATTATAGCTATGAGCCTCATGATTGGTTTAATGAAGAACTAATTACTGAGGAAAATATGGATTATATCGAAAATGGTATTGCTAATGCTTATAGTTGGTTAGGTGAATTAGAAACTAGTGTGAATAATGTAGGAGAAGACATAGATGATTTAGAAGCTACTGTAAGCGCAATTACTGGACAAATCCCTACTAATATAAGTGACTTAAATAATGATAGTAACTTCATAACATTATCTGATGTTACAACAGCAGGTTTTATTAAAATCGCTGACGTCGCATCTAATGGTTTTATTAAAATTGCTGATGTTGCATCTAATGGTTTTGTGAAACTTGGCAATACTTCTACAACTGCCGCAGCTGGAGATCATACTCATGGATCTACATATACAACTCCGGCGCAAGTTGATCAAAAAATTGCAGATGCTTTAGCGAATATACCTATAGCAGATAATACAGTTTATTCAGCGACTTAAATCGCAGTGCCATCGACTGCGCGCCTTGTACATTGGACGAAATAGATCTTTAACCGATTGTATTTTGTCAATGTCCCAATAAGGTATAATATATAAGTCAATCTTATGAGCGAGACAGTAGGAGATTTTTCTACGATCTCGCTCTTTTTGTGCAAGAAAATCTTTACGAGTTTTTTGGAATTTTTTAACTTGTTTGTAGTGTTGTTCACCGTTTATTTCTAAGAGTCTTGGCGCGCCTTTGTAATTTGGAATAAAAAAATCAAAGCGATACTTACCTTTTTTTAAATCTGAAAAAGTTTTTTCTCTTTGAAATTTAATTTTATTTCTTTTTAAAATTGTAACAATCTTTTCTTCATAGCTGCTCATAATTAAGTCCTCCTACATTGAAAAAGTAGATACTAACAATTCATGCTCCACTTATTATAAGGAAGGAATTGTTTTTAATAGAATGGAGGCTTAGCAATGTATTTTACACCCGAAATTATTGCAGGTATAATAATTGCTATTATAGGTTCTCAGGGATTTTGGGCGTTTATACTTTATAAAGTCCAGAAACGAGATCAAAAGAAAGACATTACCACAAGAACCGATTTAGCAATTCTGCATGATTTAGTTTATAAGTATACAAGAAAGGCAATTGCAAGAGGATATACGACCTTCTACGAATTTGATAATACCACAATGCTTTATGATTTATATAAAGAATATGGTGGAAATGGTACAGGTGCAGAGTTGTATGCAGAATTTTGCAAATTACCAAAACAATATGATTGGATGGGAGATAAAGGTAATGATAAAAGAAATGAAGATGAAGATCACTAGGGGAACGACACCAATTTTAAATTTTGTCTTACCATTTAATTATGAAGCAATAAGCGGAATTTATGTAACTTTTACTCAAAATGGAGAAAAAATTATCCAATTAACGAATAGTGATTTTGAAGTTGTTCCGCTGTTAGCAGAAGCAGAAAATAGTGATATAACAGATAGTAACCATGGTGATGAGTTTATTTCTAATGATATAGACTTTGAAGGTTATGAAGTTGGTGAGGGAGAAGAAGAGTTTTATATAGCTTGTATTTTACATTTAACTCAAGAACAGACTTTAGGCTTTACTTTTTGGCCTGCAGCTGAAAAAAATATTGCAGTTGTACAGTTTAAAGTTTTAGTTAATGAAGATAATTTTGAAGAGGTATATATTTCTAATCCTACTAACTTTAGAATTTATGGTGATTTAGACGGAGAAGTAAGAGGACAAGCCTCGGTTGTTCCTGGAGAGGAAGAAAATGAAGAATCATAGTTTTAGAATACAGTTTAGTTCTTCTAATAAGTCTTTTTCTCCCAAATTTTCTCAGAAAAAATGGGAAGATAAGCCAAAAATAGATACTGGAAAGGCATCACCTGAAGAAATTTATTATGATGAAATAGTGATATATGATGGTGGAGGAGTAAAAGGCTATGGGGACAATTAAACGCCATGTAAAGGCGATTATTCAGTTTCGGCGCGCAACCGAAGAGGAATGGATACAATACGATCCTATCCTACGAGCTGGCGAACCCGCGCTGAGTACGGATAAGATGAAAGTTAAAGTTGGTGATGGAGTTACTGATTGGATTAATTTAAATTACATCGATCAATCAGAAAATAATCAAATTATTTTTGTTGATTCTCTTGTTGGAGTAACAGGAGAAGAAGATCGACTTTATATCAATAAAACTGATGGAACTGCTTATTTATGGAAAGATGACCAATTTTCTGAAATGGAAAGTAGTTCTATTGAAGACTTAAAAAATCGAGTTACTGCTACTGAGCAAGGAATTGCAACTCATACTGAGCAAATTGAGGAATTAACTGAGGAAATTACAAAAAGTGCTGATAAAAATTATATTCATAAACAACAAGTTGCTTCTAATTTATGGACAGTAGTTCATAATTTAGGAAAATTTCCTTCAATTACAGTTGTAGATAGTGCAGGAACAGTGGTGACTGGAGAAATTGTTTTACAAACAACAGAGCAAGCCGTTATTAGTTTCAATGGAGCTTTTAGCGGAAAGGCTTATTGCAACTAAGGGGGTTTAGGAATGGATTATTTAGTTAATCTTAATTTAAATAAAAATGAATTACAAAATGCAGTTATTCAGCCATTAGCTACTGCGCCCGCGAATGGAGCTTTAGGACAAGTTTACTATAATAGTACAGATCATTTAATGTATCAACATAATGGTACAGCTTGGATTGCAGTTGGCTCAGTACAAGATGTGCAAAATGCAAGTGGAACTTCTTTCGTAACCAGTGGGATTGCAACAATTCCAAATGCGTCTACTAGTGCTGCTGGTTTAATGACCACAACTCAAGTTACTAAATTAAATGGAATTGCTACTGGTGCGCAAGTTAATGTTATTGAATCTGTAAAAGTTAATGGAACGGCATTAACAGTAACAAGTAAGGCGGTTGATATTACAGCAATTCCACTTTCAATAGTTACTGGTGCAGATGATTTAAAGGCAATTGAAGCTTTAACTGGAACAAGTGGACTTTTAAAGAAAACTGCAGCTAATACTTGGGCATTAGATACGACCACATATTTGAGTTCTCACCAAACAGTAACTCTTGCTAGTGGTACAAACAATGGTACTTTAAAAATTACTACAGCGGCAGGTACTGTAGATAATATTGCAGTTAAAGGATTAGACGATGCAGCATATAAAGCTGTTGTGACTTCAGTTGATTCTAGTGCTAGCTTACCAACTTCTGGTGCTGTTAAGACTTATGTAGATAGTGCGATTGAAAACCTTCCAGAACCAATGATATTTAAAGGATCTGTTGGTACTGGTGGTACTGTTACTTGGGCGAATTTACCAACTGCAGTGGCTGCGAATGAAGGCTTCACTTATAAGGTTATTACTGCTCATACTGCTGAGACTGGTAAGCCGGCCGCTGAAGTTGGAGATACGATTATTTCAACTGGTTCTGAATGGGTTGTTATTCCTTCTGGTGATGAACCAAGCGGTACAGTTACTAGTGTTGGAATTTCTAATAGTGGATTGATTACTATATCTGGTAGTCCAATTACATCTTCTGGAAGTATTACGATAGGTCACGGAACACCAAGTGGAGCAACTGCAATTGGAACAGCAGGTTTTTATAAAATTAAAACCGATGCTTATGGTCATGTGAATGGAACGACCGCGGTAGCTAAGTCAGATATTACTGGTTTAGTTGGTAATGCTACACAGAGTGCTGATGGTTTAATGTCTGCAACTGATAAGACTACACTTGATAACTTAGAAGCTGCTTCTCAAGGAGCTATTACATATACAACACTTACAATTGCTCAGGGACAAACTTCAATTAGTGCAAGTGGTGTGGCAAGTAAATTAATTACTTTCCAAGCTTATCAAGGTGGAGAAGCAGTAATTGTTGATTATGATGGTTCAGATTTCTCTATTGCTTCTGCAGCCGCGAGTGCAATTACAATTAAGTGTGTAGTTACTGTTTAAAATTTGACTTCTCATTATATTTGTGAGATAATAATAATGAGGGAAGAAATATATTATAGCCCTTCTCATTAATTATGGGAAGGGCTTTTATATAAAGGAGTAAATTATGAAAAATTTAACAGAAATTACAGATAATGAAGACGTAGTTACTAAAGAATATGTAGATTTAAGTACCATAATTGATTCGGAATATGATGAAGATACTTATACTGTTACTTTAACTATTGGCTCTTCAAATGATAGCGAATAAATATTTTATAAAGGAGAATTCAAATGTATTATTTTGTTACAGAATTACAGACAAGACCTGATGGGGTTGTTAATAGTACGATTACGGCTAGATCGAATAGAGCAATGGGTCTTGCTTTATATTATCAGCGCGCGGCCGCGGCAGTAGCTTCAACACAATTTTTAAAAGTTGCATTAACATTACAGGATCAATATGGCACTCCTATTTTAAACGAATGTTTTGAGACTTTATATGAGGAAGGAAATGAAGAATAATTATAAATTAGGGGGTAATTACAATGGCCTTAGTTGGCGAAATGAAAAATTTAACAATAGGCAATAAAACCTATCACATCCCCATACCTACTAAAACTAGTGATTTACAAAATGATAGTAATTTTATGTCGGGTATGACAATTCTATCATATGGAACATCCACATGGAATGATTTTTTAACAGCTTATAAGGCAAATCATGTAGTTTATTGTAGGGCATCTTCTAACGCCAATCCAGCCTCTGGTTCACAGACTAGAATGGCTTTTATGGCTTATGTTAGTGATGCTACAAATCCTACGAATGTAGAATTTCAATATTATAGAAGCGTTAGTAGTCATACTAGTTCTCAACAAGGAGATCAGGTATATGTTTATAAGTTAACTAGTGCAAATGCTTGGACCGTGACTGTAAGAGAAGCATCTGTAAAAGTAGCTGTTACTTCACCAATTGCAGGAAGTTATAATAGTGGAACTTATACTATTTCAATAGCTAACGCTTATGGTGATACAAAAAATCCATATGGGACTAAAACAGCAAATTATGTGCTTGCAGGCCCAACATCAGGCAGTGCGGCCGCACCAAGCTTTAGAGCTTTAGTTGCAAGTGATATACCAGATTTAAGCAGTATTTATCTTACTTCTTTTACTGAAACTGATCCAACCGTTCCAAGTTGGGCAAAAGCATCATCAAAGCCATCTTATAATTTTTCTGAAATTGGTAATACACCAACTACGATAAGTGGCTATGGAATTACAGATGCTCTTACAATTGGTACTACAGCAACTACAGCTGCGGCGGGTAATCATACCCATACAACAAGTTTAGCTATTGATACGGGTACTAGTACAGTTACATTAGCGAGTGCAGGTAAATATAAATTAACAGCTGGCGGAACATCGGTTATTTTTACAATGCCTACTATTCCAACAATAAATTATCCAGTAACTTCAGTTAATACTAAAACTGGAGATGTTACTTTATCTGCTTCTGATGTAGGCGCAGCCGCGAGTTCTCACTCTCATGGGTATTTAAAAAATGATGGAACTTTTTCTTCTCAAATGCCTATAGCTAATGGAGATTATTTAGTAGTTGCAGATCATAGTAATAGTGATAAGTTATGTTATACTACTTTGGCTTTTGATGGATCTACTACTACAAAAGCTCTTACTCAAAAAGGTACATGGGAAACTTTTTTACAAACTGAACAATATACTGGTACAGTTACCGGAGTAAAAATAAATGGAACAACTAAAAATCCATCTAGTGGAATAGTTGATATTGGAACTGTAGCAACTAGTGATACAGATACAACTTATTCACTTAGTAACGCGCTTAGTTCACATAAGTTTACTTGGACATTTACTGCTGGAGGTAGTGGAAGTGGTTCAACAACCACAACGGCAGAATTAGCCGCAGGAACGGGTATTAGTCTTACTGATGATACTACTAATAAGAAAATTACAATAGCTTCTACAGTGACCAATACTGATGAAAAAGTTAAATTAACTTCTAATACAGGGAGTACAGCAATTCCAATAGTATTAGGGCCTACTTCTATTACCAGCGGTACAGCATATAATTGTTTATATAATACTAATTTAAAATACACTCCATCAACAGGAAATTTGCAAACAACGCAATTAAATGGAGTTGCTGTTGGTTCTACTCCTAAATTTACTGATACGGTAACAACAGTAACATCAAGTGGCTCTGGCAATGTAGTAACAGGAATGTCGGCATCAAATGGAGCAATTACATATACGATGGGAAGTGCAGCTTTAATTGGCACATATAACTCGACAAGTAAAAATTTAACTTTATCAGTCACAACGTCTTAAGGGGGGTTAAACAATGGCTAATGAAAAAGTTTTAATAACTGAACAGCTTTTGCGAGATATAGCACAAGCTATTTATAATAAGGGTCGTGAAAACAATTTGACCCCTTCAAATTTCGCAGCAGCAATAATGAGAATTACAACTGGCGACGTACCGAGTATGGAATTAGATAATGGATATATAGAAGCGATTTACACCTTAGCAACAAAAAATTTAGAATTAAGAAACAGAGCATAAGGGGGAAATAAATGGCAACTTATGGATTAAAAAGTATTACAGTTGGTAGTAATACTTATGAAATGAATACAAAAAATGGAATTAGTATTAATGGTACTAGTTGGGATGGAAGTACAAGTGGAACTGCCATTTACGCTCCGACAACTGCTGGTACTAGTGGATATTTTTTAAAATCAAATGGCAGTGGCGCGCCGACGTGGGCAAGCGTACCTGCAGGAGTTACTGTCACACTTAATGGGAGTTCGACTACGACTCCAAGTTTCTACGCGCCAACAGCGGCAGGTACAAGTGGTCAAGTTTTAATTTCTTCTGGTTCTGGTGCGCCTACATGGGGAACTGCTACCGCAGGTGCCCAGAATTTATTAGATGGTAGCGCGACTGGAAGTTTGAGGAGTGTACAAAGTGCAACAGAATCTTCAAGCTATACTATTGGGCAAAATGCTACTACTTTAGGATATGGCACAAAAGCTACAGGACAACATGCGGTTGCAGAAGGATGGTTTACAATAGCGTCAGGACATTCGGCTCATGCAGAAGGATCAGGAGATCAGGATGATGGCTATACAATAGCTGCAGCATTTGCCTCTCATGCGGAAGGATTGTGTACTAGGACAGATGGTGATGCTGCTCATTCGGAAGGCGCGTATACTACAGCTTATAGTGATTATTGTCATGCTGGAGGAAGATATACTTGGACTAAAGGAGATGCTTCTTTTGTTCATGGTAATGGTCCAAGAAAATATTCTGGGTCTTTTACTGCTACAATCGATACTATAAAAACAACTTATTATAATGCAATATATGGAAGTAGTGGATGGTATGCCACAACCCCAACAGAATATTCTGGTTCAGATCCTCGTTATTCATCTGCAGCGATAGGAAAAACTTCAGTGGCAACAGGTTCTTGTACATTGGCTGCTGGAGATTATTCTCACGCAGAAGGCTGCTCTACTATTGCTTATGGAGCACGCTCTCATGCCCAAAACTGTTCTACCCAAGCAAATGGGGCTGCAAGTTCTGCCGCGGGATGGGGAACTATTGCTGGGAGTGATAATCAATTTGTTATTGGTAAATGGAATACTTCAGATACAAATAATACTTATGCATTCATAATTGGAAATGGCTCAGGGCCGTCTGGATCGGGTAGTTCAATTACTTATAATAGAAATAATATTTTTACAGTATCATGGACTGGGAATACCGTGATTCAAAATGGATTAGAGGTTGCAAGTTTAGACCATACGATTACTAGTGCGGAATATACTGCATTAATGACTAGTTTAGATGCTGTTTAATAGGTGAAGACTATGGCAACTAAGAATATTAATTTTAATGAAATTCAACAAGGTATTTATTTTGACGGAAAAATAAATTGGATAAAAGAAACTGGGACATATCCAAATATAAAAGCTTTTGCTGAAATTTTACCAATAGGAAACTATTCCTTAACTGCCCTATATAATTATATAGGGAGTAATTCTACAACATATAACGTTTGGGCAATTACTATAAATTGTAATAAAACTAGTTCTACTAATTATACTATAGGTTTAATTATAGATGATGAAGGGGATTTTGGTTATCTATATAATTTATCTTTTAACAGTAACAATAATTCATATTCAGTAGACACAACTACTACAGATCGTTTTTATGGAACTTTTAGTGATATTACTTACAATAGTTCTATTTCTTCTGTAAATGCACAAGAAATTTTTACTTCCCCTGAGTTTAGTAATCTTTTAAAAGTTCAAGTAAAAACTAATGGCTTATATTCAATGTTAGATAGAATAACTACAAAAATACGTTATTTAAATTTAAAGTTAGATTATTATTTAAATGTAATTTCTCAATGCCTTTCTATAGAGCATACAATAACTCCAAATGTTACTGGAGTAACTGTAGCTGCTAGTGCTGTACGTTTGATTGGTAATGATTTAAATATAAGTATAAGATTGTCCTTAACTAGTGCCGCGCAAACGACAATTGGAACTGGTAATATTACAAATACTGATTTATGTACGATTACTATTGATGATTTTTTACATACAACTGGTGGTACATATGTAGATGAATCTCTTAATTTAAGTCATATTAATGCAGTACCAAAGGAAGTATGTATGTCTAGTGGTTATTCCTCAGGTAATGCTTGTCCTGCAGCATTTCATTGTGTTATGAGTTCTTCTAATACTACTTTAACGATTGTTTGCCGCATAGATGCTCTTTATGCTAAAACTAGTGAATTTCGTTTTGTAGCAGATATTCCAGTTTCACGATGTCAAAGTAGATATCATTATAAAGTTACAGAGGAGTGGTAAATATGGCAAGTGGTAGATTATTTTTAATTTTTCAAAAAATTATAAATAAAATGATTTCTTATAGTACTTATAGTCAGAAGCTTTGTGATAGATTTATTGAAGCAAGGACTATAACTGTTACTAGATCATTAGATTCTGATTTCTCTGGTGGTTCAGTATATATAATAGCATATGGCGGATTACAGAATACATATGATTCAACATATAAAAGTTCTAATTTTTCTACTGGTAATATTCCTAACGTACTTTATGATACACTTCAATTACAAGATGATGACAAAGAAGAATGGACAAAATGTCCAATATTTGCTCGTAATTTGATATCAGGAGGTTCAGGCGGCTTAAAGAGTTATTATTGTACCACTGCAAATTCTAGTTATGCTTATCGAAGTTTTCAGATCGCGGCAGTACAAACAGCAGATAAAAATGCACAATTTCATGGCGGACCGGTTATATGTAAATATCCAAGTATACTATCATAAGAGGTATAAAAATGAGATTATTAACTATATTACAAACAATTGTAACACAATTAGGAGAAATCTGGACAAAAATTCGAAAGCTAAATCATTATTGGAGTACGACAGAAACTTTAACTGTTTCTACTACTAATGGTAGTGGGTATACTGTTTCTAGTGCTACTTGTCAAATAGATGGAAATATGGCAAATATAGTCATTCAATTTAAAATGTCTGCAAAAAAAACTGCAGGGACATCTATTAGAGCAAAAGTATGTGCTTTAACAATAACTGGTTGGACAAACGTATGCTCTGATGATACTTGGGTTATGCAAACAACAACTGGTATAAATGGTACAACTGGGCCTTTAATTACTGGACAACTCTTAAATACTGCACGAACTAATGCTAATACTATGACTTGTAATTTTTATTTAGGTGGAAATGTTGCAGGAGCAACTAATACTACTGACACATATATTTTCCGTTTTATAACACCAGTACCTCGTAAAATTACATTATCTTAATAAAAATAGAGCCTTTCTTTTCAATATCTACTTATACTTAGGAGATAAAGGCGAACTTATAAATGAACATTTGTTGGCCTATTAGTATATCCTAATAGGCTTTTTATTTTATATGGAGATATTTCAATGGCTAATTTATTTTATGGGGTTTCTGCTACAAGCGCAGACACTAATGAAAAAGAAGTTACAATTTATAATCCATTACATGATGATATTGTTGTAGGTGATTTATTAGCAGTTTATTTTGCTAATGGCAATACGGAAGAATCACCTACTCTAGTTGTCCATGGAACAAGCTTGTCTAATGGAGAGGACAATCAAACTGCACTTTCTGAAGATGAAGGTGTTTTTATTAAAACAAAAAATGTAGAAGATAAAGTTGATTATATGTGGCAAGCCGGAGAGGTTTGTCTTTTTGTGTTGGTTAGTCAACAAAGTAATACTGATATTACACAAGAATATAATGGAGCTTCGCTAGATGCTACAGCGAATGATACATTATATTATATGCTTATACGCGGTGTTCGTGCAAATAGTGAATATTATGGTTTGACTAAATTATTTACAGATGGTTTTGGAAAAGAGGGTGGTTATACAGATTTTGATGCTTGGTTAAATGCCGAAGATACAGATGAGGATAAAAATACTGCGGCGACTCCATATTTAATTAAAGAATTAGCAAGAAGATTAATAGGTAATTCTCAGCCGAGTCCAGAACCGAGTCCAGAACCCGAACCTGAACCAAGCCCAAGTCCAGAGCCTGAACCAACTCCAGAACCAACTCCAGAACCTGAGGAATCAACGCCATATATTTATTATGAAGCAACTGAAGAAGTTGAATCTGGAGTAACTATTGGTACTTTATATGTTGGTTCTCAAACTTATACTATAAAAATTCCTAATAGGGAGGCCGCTTATGAAGCAACTTCTCAACTTCATAATGATGCTGATATTATTAATCAAGGGTCAAATACATATGTACATGATCGAAGACCATTAGATGGTTATACAGCGGGTACATATTTTATTACTAATGTACTTGATGATAATTTATATTTATACAAAAATAAACCTACTGGCATTTATATCGTGGATAGTACACAAACGCAAACAAACATAAAAGCTCCAGTAGAAGGATATTTAGATGCTAAAGGATTATTAGTTAGAAATGCAAATTCAATTACACAATTAAATCCTGGTTATAGAACTGACGATTTATATATATATGGAAAAGAAGCTAGATTTTATATGAATGGTTCTTCTACAACAAGTTTTATGATAGGATATGATAATAATGGTACTATTTGTAATTATTCTAATATTCCAATAAAAGCAACAGAATTTTTTGAGAGTGGTAAATCATTAAAAAATAAATATTCTCCACGATTAGTAATAAAAAGCGTAAGATTAGGTAGAGGTTCAACTTCTCCAGCTGGAACTGGTAGTGAAGTAACTTATTCTGTTTATGATCAAGCGACAGGATGGACTAGACATGGTAATCATTTACCTATTTATATAGAGAAAAAAGGTCAAACTACAGGTCATAGATATATTAGAGTTAGTTTACCAGGTCTTATACCATTAGGTATTGTTGGTTATAACATTTCTTATGCTTCTGAAGGTATAGGTTACTACATGGGTACCAGTAGTAAAAAAGTTTGGGGATCTTCTTCAGATCCTAGTAATCAAATACTATGGGAATTATTTATGCAAAAATCTGAAAGCAGCGCAGGCGTTTTTAGTTATAATACGAAAAACCTTAAAGACGGAGCTGTAAGATTTGTAATAGATATTAAAGTATTGTGTAAAGAAATAATATAAGGAGGATATTATGTGGTCAGATTTTACGGGCTTTACTTTTGATGGAGTCCATTCAAGTGAATTAAATATCCTTCGAGTAAGCGATGGGGATAGATATGCAGAAACTATATTACCAGATTTTGAAGATAAAACAGTAGAAGTTAGTGGTAAAGATGGTGTTTATTATTATGGTAGTTTTTATCAAAGTCGTAATATAGAAATTCAAATAGCTTTTGATAGTGTTACTGAAGAACAGTATAGAAATATTCGTAGATTATTTGGTCAAAGAAAAATTTGTAAATTGATTTTTGATGAACGTCCTTATAAGGTATATTATGTTAAATTAGCAGAACCGATTTCTTTAGAAACAATTTGTTTTGATGAAGAAGATTATTATTGGGATACTACAGGTCATAAATCTAAAGAAGAATTAGCATCAGTTGCAACAGTAGGAACGGCTATTGTTGGAGAAAATACTGTTGGTGAAGATAGTCAAGAAGGAATGTATATTCCTGGAAGTGTAAATCATAAGGTTTATTTAGGGACAAAAAGGCGCATTTACAAAGGCGAAGGATCAATTAGCTTTATAGCATATGATCCATTCGCGCGCCAATTATATAAAACTTTAGATCAATATGTGACTAATGGATATGATAATACTAACGAATGGGTGGCATCAAGTGGAATACTCACATTAGAGGAATATACTGAAGGTGCATACGATATTTATCAAGATGAAGTTGAAAACATTAGATATTTGAATAAATATAATGGACAAATTAATGTATATAATCCAGGAGACATAGATACGCCATATTATTTATTTATTCCTTATGTTAATAATAGAATTGATCCAGATTTAGAAAAAGGAGAAAATATAATTATTGCTACAGATGGATTACCTGATTTAGTAATTGAACCTTTTGAAAGAACAACTGGCACGACTTCAGAAAATGGTATTATGATTAATACCCGCGCCGAATTAATAGAAGGTGTACATTATGATTATATTTCAAAATCTTGGCGTACTACTGGGAATTTATACAATAAGCATATAAAAAAGGGTAGTTTTGGTAGAATTTTTAAGGGAAATAAATTTGATTTTAGACATCAAGGCATATATTTAAATTGTGCGGTATCTACTCAAAAACCTGAGATTTTCTATAATTATTTATACTATTAAAGGAGATAAAGGGAATGAGCGATAAGCTGAAAAGACCATATGAAGTTTCTGTTTGGGAAGATGTATTGGTTGAAGAAGAAGATAAATCATATTATAAAGAAGTAAAAATAGCTACTATTGGTTCTGATCAAATGACAGCACCAAGTAGAATTAGTAATGTTATTTTTATCCAAAATGTAAATGGACAGATAACTTTAACTTTTGATTTGGTTCATAAATATTATGATGATTTAATAAATGATTATATTGTTAATCCTTTAGAAAAATATTTAGTAAATGAAAGAAAAGTTAAACTTTTTTATAATAAAGAGTGGTATGATTTTGTAATAAAAACTTGTGAAGAAACTTCTGATTCAAATGTTTTTAATTATACTGCTACTGGATTATTTGCTAATGAATTAGGAAAAGTTGGGTATAATATTGTTCTTTCTAATGATTTAAGAAATAATCAAGGAACAATTTTTGAATTAGGTGAAAAAGCGGTTAAAGGAACTGACTGGGTTATTGATAAAGAACACTCTGATATAATCCAACAATTTGTTGCTGAGCCGCTTTATAAGTATACAATTAATTCAGATATAGTTGTAAAAGACTTACAGACAAATGAGGAAGTTACGGTAGAAGCTGATGAAACACTATTAATGTTTTACAGTATAGTTTCTAATAAGAGTAAAGAAAACATTTTCTTCTTACGAGCAAAAGATTATGATCCAGAAACAACAACAGTAGATGATAATAATGTTGCGCAGATGCCTAACTATTGTTTTTTAGCTGACGCAGAAAATGTTACATATAATGAAACGGGTACAGAAATCACTATTGATAATGTTGTTTTATCAAGGCAAACTGATGAGTATAATTCAACTGGTATTAATCTTAATTATCGTGGTTATCGTTTAGCTTATAATCAACAAATTGGTTATGACACGGTTAAAGATAGACCAGTAACAATATATGAAGCTACTTATAATGATGGCTCTAAAAAAACAATTTATAAATATACAGATTATGAATATGTAACTTCTGATGTAGTTACAAATTTTGTAATTAATGGATCAGGCTTCAATATTTATCAAGATGGAAGTTTAGATGGATGGTCATCAGCTACTCCAAGCGAAAAGAGTAAAATTACAAAATTATCTTCTGATTTAAGGGTTGGAGAAAATATAGGAGAAAGTTTAAGGTTTACAAATTTCAAAAAAATTCTAACAGATTTACGAATTAAATTATCTCCAGAACCCGTTGAAGAAGAAGCAGAAGAAGGAACAATTATAACTTATCAAGATACTGTATTTACTTATGAAATTAATGCAGATTATCAAATTCAATTAGTTTATACATGGAAAGCTAATTTTGAAAAAACTGGTTCTGAACATCAACCAGACCTTTTAGATATTTATGTTAAAAGAGGCGGTACTACTATTGGAGAAGCACATTATAATTCTGATATGCTTAATGCTTCAGATTATACTTTTACTTTCCAAAACAATGATGGGGGAAATTTAATATCTATATTAACTGATCCCTTTGATTTAGATTTAAAACAGCTTTTAACAGAAATTTATGATGAAGGACTTACGTTTACAACTTCACTTGAAAAAGGCGCATATCTTCTTCAACCTATTGAATTGGTTTCTTATCCAAATATTACTGCATCATCAGTTATTGATCTAACACAACTTAATGGTATTAAAGGATATTTAAGGACTCAATTTAAGAAAACAAGCGGAAAAGCTACTAATTATAGTGATTCTATTGTTAATGAAGGTATTGGAGAATATAGAAGTGAAATTGGCAGTTTTTCCAAAGGAGAAGAATATGTTTTTCGTATATCTTATGGCTTAACAAATGAAGACGGCGGCCGCCCGCAGATACAACCTGGACAAGAAGGGTTGATTAAGGCTGTTATAGCTAAATATACAATGGAGCCAAAAGTTGTTTATGATGAAAAATCAAAAACAGAAGAACAGGTTTATCTTTATACTCCAGATATTAATAATATCTTATTTGAATTTGATGGGCCTTTTGAGATAAAAAATACTATAATAACTGGTGGTTATTTTAAGAAAAATGATAATGATAAGTATGTAGCTTATTATAAAGATGGAGTTAGTGTTACTCCAACTATCGATTGTATCTATAGAGAAGAATTAGAAGATCATTCAACAATTGACAGAATTTGGGATACTAATACCCATACTTTTGTTGAACAAAATTCTGATTTTTTAGATTATTATTTAACTACTGCTGTTTGTAAAAAATCTATTTCAAATACAGTATTAGCAGATACGGCAGATGATTATGGAATTTTCTTATATATTACCGATTCAAATTATACTACAGAAGTAAATCCAAATTGTTATTTTTGTATAAAAGAAGTGCAGCTCTTTAAGAAAAAGTTAGATGGCGATGGAAATATTGTATTAATTGGTAATATTCCTAAAGCAACTTCTATTTCTACTGATTTCTTCTATTTACAACCTGAAGAAGATACAGAAGAAGAAAGTATTGAAACATTTAGTTCAATAGACGCAATTGCAGAATCTTTAGGATTAGACCCTGATAATGATATAAAGCCTTTATATAATGAAAATTATGAGAAAATTTCAACGATTGAAGCTTCTCAATCTAATTGTTTTAATATAATTCAAGATTTATGCGAGTCTTTTGAGTGTTGGGCAAAATTCGTTGTTGAACATGATGAAACGGGAGCGATTAAGTTAGATTCAGAAGGCGCGCCGTCTAAAAAAATATCTTTCCATAAATATAGTGGTGATGATAATTTTGCAGGTTTTAAATATGGAATTAATTTAGAGTCTATTCAAAGGACAATAGAGTCTGATGAGTTTGTTTCTAAATTAATTGTAGAACAAGTTGAAAACGATGTTGTTGAGGGCGGAGTGGTTTCAATAGCGAGTGCGAAATCTAACCCGAGTGGAGACTCTTATATTATTAATATGTCCTATTATTTAAATCAAGGACTTATTGAAAATCCTCGACAATATTATATTGATTATAATACTTTTGTAGAACAATTAAAAGGTATTAATACTCAATACGCTTATTATAATGCTCAAAGGCAACTTGCTGCGATCGCAAGAACAAAAGCTAATAGTAATGTAAATGTATATCATGAACTTGTTGAAGAAGCACAGAAAAATTATACAGATTCTTTATTTGAGTTTAAAGATTTAACGGGTATTGAATATAATGACTATGTGAACGATCGTGGTTATAATGTAAGTTTTTATTTTACTGTTGAGAACAATGTTACAAAATTTTTCAGTGTTTTTCCTAATTTTGTTGAAATTATTACTCCACAATTCTTTGATATAGATGGTAATGAAATTGTTCTTGATGAAAAAGATAGGGTAGATGGTATAGATTCTATTACTAAAGAATATGAAATTAGTAGCTTAGATGCTGGCGGATATACTTTATCTGATATCAAATATATTGGTATAGTTGACGATACAGAAGGTTTTGAAATTCCTTTTTCAGATGGTAGTTATTCAACATATGCACCATTCTTTACTTCAACAATACCGCCCGCAATATTAAGTTATTTTACTAAACATATATGGGAAATTAATCATACAGAGAATGAAGAAAAAATTTATGATCCACCTACTGAAGAGGATAGACTTAAAAGATTAGTTAATATTATTCCTTCAAATGATCATGAGACTTTAACAGATATAGTAGGTAGAATTTATACAAATCAACAAGTTATTAATGATTATACACCATTATTAGAAATGAGTAAAACAGAAAAAAAGGAATTAGATTTACTCATTAATGGAACAAAAAATTATGTTTTAACAGTATCTACTATTTCAAAAGTAGTAGATGGCGTAGAATATAATGCAACAAAAGAAATATTAGATGATTATATAGAAGGATTATCTTTTACATTAGAGAATGATTTTGGTACATATGATATTAATACTACAGTAACAGAGAAATCTTTTTCTCAAGATAATCTCTATGAAAGAATAAATTTTAAGCATTATCCAGACAATTATCAATTAAAATATACAAGTAATGATCAAACATATATAACAGCTGAACCTATTATAATTACAATTCCAATAAAAGGTACAAAATCTTTTACTTTAGTTCCTATTGAAGAACAAAAAGGAATTAAAGATATAATGCAAGAACTTTTAGATGAAAAAGATGAGGTTGAGGCAAAATTTTATAAAAAATATAGCAGATATATTCAGGAAGGGACTTGGACTTCTGATGATTATATCGATAATGAATTATATTATCTTGACGCTTTAAGTGTTTCAAACACTAGCGCGCAACCTAAAGTTAGTTATGATTTAACAGTTCATGAAATTAGTGAACAACCAGGCTTTGAGAATTATCTTTTTAAAGTTGGTGATAAAACTTATATAGAAGATACTCAATTCTTTGGTTATCACAATGAAATAATTGAAGATATAGATGTTTTTAGTGTAGAAAATAAAACAATTTATTTACCAGAAAATACAACAGATGTATTAGATATTTATCGTGATTTTGATCATCATATGCATTTTAGTTATGATTTTAGAAACAATATAGCTACAATACTTGATGATATTGACGATGATGAATTATATGTTAAATATAGCTGGAAAATACAGACACCAATTAGAGAAGAAGTAGTTGTTTCTGAAGTGGAGTGGCATTTAGATGATGCTTCGGAGAATACAATTACAATTCAGAATTATAAAACACAATTTGATGATTTATTCCAGCGTATGGCTGCAGCTGTACAATCTGTTGAATATAATTCTGCTTCATATTCGCGCGCTGCATCCATATTAGATGAAGGTGGATTTATTAATGCAAGTCTTTTATTAAAATCATTAAACGAATTAGGCGGCGGTTTTATGCTTTCGGGAGATAATACAATTACTGCCGTTGAAGATGGTATTATAGTAAAAGATATTTTAGATCCAATGCGTCAAATGAAAATTGCAGGTGCGGGATTAAAAACAAGTCTAGACGGTGGATATAACTGGGATACAGTTGTTACTGCAGAAGGACTTACAATTAATACTATTGATACACAGAATGTATTAATTAAAGATGGTGATAATCCTTCTTTCCGTTGGGACAAATATGGATTAAATGCTTATGGTTATGGTCCTAATGGTATTGATTTAAAAACTTATGTACGTTTTGATAAATATGGTTTATATGGTGTATTAGATGGAGAAGAATTCCAAGCTGAATCATTAGAGGATATTAAGAATACTGCACAATTTGGTTTATTATGGGACGGTTTTTTCATTAAGAATTCTTATACAGATGGTTATGTATCAATTAGTTCTGATAATGATTTTCAAGTTGTAGCTAATGACCAAGAGCGTATTAAGATTGGCGCATTAGAGCAAGACACTAGTGGTAATTATCAATATGGTATTCGTATTAAGAATTCCAAAGGAGAAAGTGTTTTTGAAACTGATGATTCTGGCGATATAGAAATGTCAGGTATTATTAATGCTAAAGGTGGTATTTTTACAGATTCAGTTAATGTTGGTTCAGGTGCTGAATCAATAGTTTTACAAGGTACTGATACTGATGCTACCATAGGTTCATCAACATATTTTGATGATTCTTCAAGAGGTTGGGCAATTAAATCTAGTGGAGATGCCATATTTAATAATATTACCGCACGTGGAGCAATTAAAACAGCAGTATTCGAATATGAAGAAATTGAAGCTGTTGGTGGAATTTTCATATTTAGACCAAGTTCTACTATTAAGGAAGCTACTATCTCTCAAACTTCACAATATACTTATCAAAAATTAATTCCAGAGGGTGAACCCGCGCCATCAACATATGAGTTTGGTGATGATATTGATTATTTTACTAAAAATGGTACTGAGTATAGACGAGTAAGTGAACCAAATATAAATGATATAATGTTATATTATATAATAGATCAAGAAACAATAATTTATGCTAATGATCTATTAGTAAGAGTTGAAAAACCATTATTATTCTCTATTGGGGACTGGTGTAAAGTTAGTAATTATACTTCAGAAGATCCAACTTCTGCGCTTGCGGCTTCAGGTTTGGTTAATGTTTTTGAAATAACTAGCATTAATGATGACGTAATAACTTTAGCTGGTGGAGCGAAGATGTTTCAAGATATAATTGATAGTTCAGGAGACATAAAAGAAATTCCTGCTATAATTGATATTCAAAATAATGAAGGAACAATTCAAAATGCAGATACTAGTTCGTTAGAGCCATTAACAGAAAAGTATATTTATGAAATTGAAATAGTAACTACAGATGAAGATGAAGAACTTGAAGAAGAAATTTTAGAAGAATTAAATGATGAGGAAGATGAGCCAGAAGGAGACGATGATTTATCAACTTTTGTTGCTTTTGGAGTTCCAACTACTATTATGTCATTAGATAATAATGATAATAATATTTCTACTATTACTTATTTAGGTAATTTGTCTTTATGGAATCATGAAGAAGAATTTAATACTGAAGAAAATTATTTAATAATTCAATTTGGTAATTCTTCACAAACTTTAATTTATGTTGGTGAAGACCATGCTCTTTATAATGAAAATGGATTGTATGCGGTTACCATTACTGAAACTCCTAATATACAATATGAGGTTGATTCTTTAGAGGGCGGCGCGCTGATTAGTTTTGCAAATTATCCGTGTGATAAAAGAGCTGCCGCTAGAATTAACAAGGCTAAAATTGGGCAGTCTAAGATTGGTGTAGATGCTCCTTGGGGACCACTTACAGAAAATTATGGAATTGGAATTAATAGTTCTGATAGTGCAGTGAATTTACCAGCTCGCGCGATTAGTTTATTTGAATCTCAAATTGAACCTGAAGATGAGAGTGGAATTAAAGTACATTATGCAATTAGAGGGGTATTTGGTACTTTACCTAGTGCAGATGTACTTACTCAAGGTAAGGGCTATACAAATCAGAAAAAAGCTGTTAATGAGTTGGTTTATGAAAACCTCAAAGAACAACAAGGTATATATACTGATAACATATATTTAGGTGATGAAGAACAATATTTAGCTTTTTATACCGCACCGACATATAAAGTAGTTGAAAATCCAACTGGTTCTCCAGCTGAGAATGAATATTATGAATTTGTAGATGGAATATATATTAAAACCGAAGATTTTGAAGTTATTAGTGAAAAGACTTATTATTATATAGAAAGTATAGGTAAGCATTTTGATATAGTTGGTAGTTCAATTGATATTGCTTTAAATGATGGTAATAGAATAGTTAATATTATAAATACTACTACTGACGAAGGCGTTGTTATTAATTCAGATAAAATCAATACTAAAGATATGATAATTGGTGATCCAATTAAGAATCATATTCATGTTACTGATGAAGAAATTGGTTTTTGGTATGGAGATAATAAAACAGCGTTTTTATCTAATAACAAATTATACATACCATATTCAGTTGTATTAAATGAAATGGAAGTAGGCGAAAAAGAAACTGAAGATGGACCAGTTCCATTATGGGCATGGCGCAGAGCATCAAATGATAATTTAAGATTGGTATGGTTAGGAGGAGATGAGTAATGGCTATAAGATATAGTGGGGTACAAGGAACTTGTCAATGGACAATTGATGATCAAGGACATTTATATATAGGTGAAGGTGTTATTAGTCATAGTAAAGTTGATTACACAGATTGGACTTGGATACCATATCTTAACTATGTTACGACAATTAGCAGTGGTCATATTTCGTGGGCAAGTGGCAATAATGCTAGTGGTATGTTTCAATCAGTAATTGGTGAGAATAGTTCTATAACTTCTATTGACGTGTCGAATTTTGATACTACTAATGTTACTAGTATGGTTGCTATGTTTTCTAAGCTAACAGCAATACAATCATTAGATTTATCAAATTTTGATACACATAACGTTACTAATATGAGTCAGATGTTTAGAGGCTGCGCCAATTTAAAATCACTCAATATATCAAATTTTAATACAAATAAAGTTACTAACATGCAAAATATGTTTTATAACTGCTTATTTTTAAAAACTATTATTGTTGGTCCTTTATGGACAACTGCATTATTACCTTCTACTCAAACTATGTTTTATGAGTGTAGACAATTAGTTGGAGGACAAAATACGACATATAATTCAAATAATATAGGATCAGATTATGCCCATATAGATGAGGGTGTATCTAATCCAGGATATTTTACAGATATAAATTCTCTTCCTTGCTATGCTTCTTTTAATAATAATACTAGAGAATTAAGAATTTTTAGGGATGTAGAAGATAAATATACTGATGGAGAAACTATTGATAATATAATTTATTGGACAGGAATAGAAGATAGAGTTGGTAGTATTAGTCCAAAATGGTATACTTATAATCATCTTGTTCAATCAGTAAATATAATAAATCTTTTTAAACCAAAAACAGCATATGGAATGTTTCAAAATTGTGGCTCATTAACTTCACTTGATTTATCAAATTTTGATACAAGTAACGTTATTAATATGGGTTTTATGTTTCGTGGTTGTATGTCATTAACTTCACTTGATTTATCAAATTTTGATACAAGTAATGTAATTAATATGGCACATATGTTTGAAAATTGTAGGTTATTAAACTCACTTGACTTATCAAGTTTTGATACAAGCAATGTTAAAGATATGAGTTATATGTTCGCATATACACGTTTTTCTCAGCTTGATTTATTAAGTTTTGATACAGGTAAAGTAGATAATATGGAACATATGTTTGAAAATTGTCAGTCATTAAGTTCTCTTGATCTATCAAATTTTGATACAAGTAATGTTACTAATATGAGTTGTATGTTTAATGGTTGTGGTACGTTAATTTCAATTAACTTACTATCACAATTTGATACAAGTAAAGTTACTAATATGGGTTCTATGTTTCGTGGTTGTATGTCATTACCTTCGCTTGATCTATCAAATTTTGATACAAGTAGTGTAAATAATATGAGTTATATGTTTGCTTTCTGTAATATTACTTCACTCAACATATCACAATTTGACACAGATAATGTTACAAATATGGGTTCTATGTTTCGTAGTTGTACTTCATTAAGTTTACTTGACCTATCAAATTTTAATATGAGTAATGCTACTGATATAAGTTCTATGTTTTATAATTGTTATTCTTTAAGAAATTTATATACTACGAAGTTATTTTTAGACTCCGTTACAAATATAGCTTATAGTTTCTATAATTGTAAAAATTTACCTTCGATTAATTTAATTGTTGGTAATGAAACTCTTACTTCAACAGTTAGTCCTTTTAATAATATAGTTAATAATTTTTATATTATAGACCCAACTCAATCAAATACTTCTTGGGAAGACGTAGCACGATATAATAGTAAAGTTTTTTATAATGTAAATCAAGTTTCTTTACCTACCTATACATTACAAGCTTCAAGAGGAAATATAGAAAATAACGAATGGAAAGACGATGAAAGTGGAATTTTCATGCGTTTTATTTGTGATGTGGGAGATAGTTCTGTAATATCTAATCTTTCTGATGAACTTACTTATGAAAGTACTACTTATACTGTTAAAGAAAATGATATTGAAATACAAGGACAGTGGCAACAAGAGGGCAATGTTTATACACTGATTTTATCACCTTCTGAATTTGATGAGGAAAAAGCTCATCAGTATTTAATGGAAATCTCATACAATTTTACTGGTGATGATTACGATCCTGAGACAGAAGGTTCAATTACTTATTCTAAAAAAGTAAGTCAAATCATTTCTATTTCTCAAGCCTATGCTCTACTTGACTTCCGCGCAGGAGGTAAGGGAATTGCAATAGGAAAGTTTTCTGAAAGAAATGGTTTTGATATAGCTTTTCCGGTTAGTATTGGAGAAGGATTGCAGCCACCAGAAATACAAGAGTTCTTTTTATCAAAAGACACAACAGTAGATAATAGTAAGACTTATTATATAGAGCAAAATGATGAATATATTGTTGTAAACAATCCTACTGGAAACCCTGCTGAAAATAATTATTATGAAAGCAGAATGACTGTTGATTTAAATAATTATCAACTTTTAATTGGACGATATAATAAAACAATAGATAACGCATATTTTGTTATAGGTTCAGGCGATAATGATAATCAAAGAAGGAATGTTTTAGAATTAGACACTAATGGATTAAAGTTATATAATAATACTGGTACAAGGCAAATAGCTACCCTTGGATATGGTGAAGCAGTATATTCCGATCGTAATATTGCTCCATATTATACTTTTGGAGTAAGAAAAGAAACAGCAGATGTATATGATCAGACTCGAACATATGCAATTGGCGACCTTTGTAAATATGATAATAAAATTTATATTTGTAAGACAGCAATTGATACTCCAGAAACTTGGAATCAAAATCATTGGATGTTCTCAATAGGAGGATATTCTATAGCTGAAGGGGAGGAAACAGTTGCAGCTGGGACAGATTCTCATACCGAAGGTATTTTCTGTAGAACTCTTGGCCGTTGTGCTCATGCAGAAGGATATGGTACAATGGCATACCATGGTCATGCAGAAGGTAGAGAAACGCAATCAATGGGATCTAATTCTCATGCGGGTGGCTACCATACAATAGCGCAAAGAGCTTCACAAATGGTAATTGGAGAATATAATAAACCAGATACGGGGACTATATTAATTTCAGGTTCAGAAGATTCTAAAAGACTTGAAAGAGGTGATTATGCTTTTATTATTGGTAATGGCACATCAAATGCACGCTCAAATGCCCTTACTATTGATTGGTCTGGTAATTTAATGACATTAGGTATGGCTGGTATGATTCAAATGTTTGCGGGATCAACACCACCATCAGGTTGGTTATTATGTGATGGTTCAGAAGTATCGCGAGTAACTTATGCTGAATTATTTGCTGTAATTGAAACAACATATGGCGCGGGAGATGGATATAATACCTTTAACTTACCAGATTTAAGAGGACGTTTTCCACTTGGAGCTAATACTGATGATTTACCAAATGGCGAAAGTTCTATTGTAAGCGATCGTGAATTAGGTAATGGAACGGGTGGAGTAGAAGAGGTCACATTAAAAGAAGCTGAATTACCAAGTATATCTGGCTATATTAATTTGCGTGCAGTAGGTAGTTCTAGTTACCCTGTCGTATCTACAGGAGGTCATTTTAGTACAACAACATTATCATCAACTGGAACTGGTGCGGGAGCAGGAGAATCTGGACGACCATATCAAAGAGCAACATATTCATTTGGATCTGGTGATTCACATAATAATATGCCACCTTTTAGAGTTGTGAACTTTATTATAGCAACTGGAAAAACCTCATAAAAATATAAAATAAAAGAGCCTTTTAAAAAGGCTCTTTTTTTATTTAAGCTGATTAATTGTACAATCTCTCGGGTCTTTATCAACTCTAAACCCTTTAAACTTCGGATGCCGTATACCTCGGCCGCCCTGTGCATTATCCATAATTTCCATTGCAATTACTTCTGCAACAGCTCCAACATAGTCTTTCCAGTGTTCTTTAATTTTTTCAGTTATTCCACTGAGGTTTCCAATATGGACAATTTTATCATTATCATATAATCCCAGTTTTAACGATCCTGCCCAACCATAGAACCAGTTTTTCGTTACTGGAATCACAGGCGCGCCGTCTACATAATCTTTATATAAAGGCTTATTTATTTTCTCATCTGTCTGCTCATTATACCAATAGTTCCAAACTTGAATTTCCTTACCTTCATAAATTTTTGTAGGAGGATTTGCACCAATTATAATACAATCGAGCGTATCTTGAAGCTCCTTCTTAATCTTAAGCGTATCCTTATTAGTTCTTTTACCAGGTAAGTAATGGGATTCATCTCGTGTAATAACAACACCTTCATATCCATCAGCAAGTAAATTTTGAATTGTTGTCCATAATTCCTTTCCATTCACATAATGCGCCCATTCAACACAATCGTTATTATATTTTTTACTATAATCTCCTAAAGATAAAAAGCGATCAATAGCTTTCATATTTAAATAAGATTCACCTGCATCCGCAAGAATGTCAAAAATATAATAATGTAATGGTTCTTTTTCTTGTCGCTTAATTGCTTTGCTTACTAAGCAATTCATAATTGAGGTCGTTGACTTAGCTTGTTCGTTTGAAGGTAAGTAAATTTCTCCAAGAAAACAAACTCCATTTGGTAAACTCTCAAAAAACTCATGTAAATGAGGAACCCAATCAATTTTATTTACAAATTCTTTCTTTACGTTGCGAGCGCGAGGTCGTAAAAACATATTACCGTCCTCATCTTTTAAGAACATGAAAAATGCCCCATCACGTTTCTGTGCTCCCCACCACTCTCCACTAAAAATACGGGTGCGCGCCCACTCTTCTTTCTTTTCTTGGCTCCAACTTGAAGGAGGCGCGAAATATTTTTCGGCTTCAAGTTCAAAAAAATTAATTCCATCAATATATTTTTCCATTTACTTATCCTGTCCTAATATTTTTCCCATAAATTTTTCTGCTTCAATTTCTAATTCTTCTAAGTTCGCATCATTATAAGCAATATAATCATAATCAATATCAAAAACTTTATCGTCTGCTGGATTTCCATATTTCTTAGCTAAGCCACTTTTCCTAATTAACAATGTTTTTGCATCATATTTATTTACTAAATAATGTATATCTTCTGGTTCACGGGCATGAATAAAAATAACCAAATCTTCAGTCGATTTTCCAGCTTCTTTATACTGTTCCAGAATATTACTAATATTTAAAGCAACAGATTCAAATGGGAAATTATTATATTTAGCTGTAAGTCGTTTTAAATCATTGAGAAACTTCCTATCTTTCTTCGTTTTATCACCTTTCCAACCGAGAATTTTAGCTACATATTTAATTTCATTAACTAACGAGATTGATCGAGTATCTTCGTGTGCTTTTATACAATATCCTACGAATGTATTCTTACCAATGCCGCCCTGTCCATTAATTACTATTACTTTCAAATTCTTTTCTCCCTTTTTCTGCTGCACTTTGTGCTAGTCCATCAACAAAATTATTAAACTCAACATCAGAATGACCTTTTACTTTAATAAAAGTAAAACGATAGTCCTCAAAGAATGGAATTAAGCGTATCCAAAGGTCTTTATTTCCAATTGGTTTATTAGTAAAACTTTTCCAGTCATTCTCTAACCATCTATTGTACCATTTATCATTAGCACAATTAATTAAATAGGCACTATCACTATAGATAGTAAAAGAATCAAAGCCACCGTAGTTTTTGTCAAGAAATTCGCAAGCTTTTATTGCTGCATATAATTCCATACGTTGATTAGTCACATCATAAGCATAATTAAAATCAACATGAATAATATCTTTCTCAATCACTGCATAAGCCCAGCCGCCAACGGCTCCAGCTCGACCATTATTTTTTGTGCTTCCATCTGTATATGCTTCTATTTTCATTGCCTACTTTATAATACTCCTTATAAATTTGTTCATAGGTATCGTCTTTTAATTCTAAACTTTTCTTCATAAAGTCTAAAATTTTATCTAATTCCATTTTAAATACAGGAACTGTATCGTTATATCTTTTAAAACTTTTTCTTACTGACCAATTTTTAAGTCTAAACTTCCAATAATTATAAATTCCCATATCTAAATAAAATTCTTTTTGAGTAGAATTGCTTAAAATTAAAGCTACTTCAAAAGCATATAAATGATCTATATTGTTTGGATTAAATGGTGAAAGTACGATTCCATTATTACGTTGATCTTCTACCATAAGATTAACTAAAAAAGTACCTGTCACTTGATCAAACAACTTGTAATCTAGTTCCATATAAATATCCTCCTTTTATTCTATATATATTATACTAAAATTTTTAGAAGAAATCAAAATTTTTGATGAATTTCTAATTTGATTTTAAAATGAAAATATGGTAGAATCATACGTGCGCACGCGCGTAATTAAAAAGGAAGGAATTTTGAAAGAAAATAAATTTTGATTTTTTAATAAAAAACTAATATAATATATATAGAAAAAGAAAGGAGAGATTTTATGCAAATTACAAATTTAGATTCAGATATGATTTTTAAAATGGCTACTGCAAAAAGAAACGAAAACAGTCGAACAAAAGTGTTTGATTGGCATAAAGCAGTACGTATTATTAAAAAGCATAATATTAAAAATGCTAGTGCAGGTCTTGCAGAAGATTGGGATTACACAGGTGATATCATTTTAAGAAATGGTAGTCCTATTTTTGATGAAGATACTTACACTTATCTTTCTTCTGTTTGGGCAACTCCAGTTCTTCTTATTGAAGGTACAGATGAGGGCATCGAGTGTTGGTGCTGGGATGATCAATGTAATTGGGATGCAAAGACATACTGGCCGAAAACAGCTTTGTGGTTAATGGAGAATGAGTAAATGAGAGTAACTCAAGATGAAATCATTAAAATGAATGAACTCTATCTTGAATATCATACATATGCTGCGGTTGCTAAAGAAGTCGGCCGCGCGCCTTCTACGGTAAAACGCTACATTGATCCAGATTATGTATCTCAAAAGGTATGCCAGAAATTAAAAGAGATTGATTGGGAAGCATTAGATGAGGTTCCTATTATTAATATTTCTACTTGGGAGCAAGATTTTTTAAGAAGGTGTAACCTATGACAGCTTTTTATTTAGACGAACTCCCATGGCATCAAGGTTATGGATTAATATGTAATCACTTCGATGAAATTAAAATGCCGCCACTTCATACGTCTTTCCATTTTCTTGAAGCAGCTTTAGTGGGAATGACTTATGAAGAATATCTTACTTTTAGTAAGGAATGTTTAGGTGCGAAAGTTTCTCGAAAAAATGGAGCGCGTTATGCTTCAGTCCACTTACCTATTACCGAGGACGTAAAACTTTTTGTAGAACTATTGAATAATAAGTTTGAGAAAGGATATAACAATGTCATTTGCGCCAAATCATGATCCGAATTATTTTGAAGAGCATAGTTTTTCTACTAATTGTGGAAGCTTTGCTTTTAATATTCAGGAGTGGTATAGTCCTGATGATAGATTTGTCGAAGATGATATTGAACTTGGTAACAGGCTTTATGAAGAAAATGCTTGGAGTGTTGAAGATATTTTAAAACTACTTTATGATCGAGATGTGGCACAGATTCTTGAAGATTTTAAAGTAAAGCAAGTTACTAATAAAAATATTTCTTTAAATCGAAATGAAGAGCTTATAGCTTTTAGAATGTGCGTTAATCCAGATGCACCAACCGAAGATGAACCGTTATATATCGACTATCATTTTCGAGTTAAAAGATATGGTATGTGGATGGAAAAAATTGGTTGTCATGAAGTTCAAGAAATTCAGGATTATTCCGAAGATCCGTGGGAGATTTCAGAAGAACTTATTTATACAGGACCAATCGCATATTTTGTGAAAAAGTGTTCGTGAAAATTTGAAAAGTTTCAAAAATTTCGATATAATATATATAGAAAGGTTGAGAGAGGAAAAAGTTGTAAAGCTCGAAGTTAAAAACTTATTGGTAAGTAAGAGCTAAAGGTTCGATTCCTACTAATCCGAACGAGATATCGCGTTCATTCTCTTAAATCTTTTAGGTTTAAATAAAAGATACTATATATATTTGGAGGGAGTAGTTTTATCCTTTCTTTTACTACTCCCTCCCCTTGACAAAGTAAATGCGCCAAGCTATTAATTGCTTGAGAGTCACAAGCCTCTATAAAGCATGAGTGCTTTGTCAATAATCCACCGTAGCAGGTAGCGCTGAAACTATACGGAGACCCTCGCTGGATGTACCCAGTGGTTGAGAACGAAGAAACCATACAACAGTACCCGTTGCGCGAAAAAAAATTCCGACTATAACAAATATTCGGGGAGTCGTGGAAAGAGGGAAAGACAAGTTCATCATGGATTAATAGGATTGGCGCCCAATAAACTATTATATCGGCTAACGTAAACTCGATGAAATCGTAAGATTTTCCGACAAGGCGGTCCGAAAGAACAGTAGGGTAGAGATATAATAGTCTGTTCATTGGCGCAGTGTGGAGCAGTCTGGTCAGCTCGCCGTGCTCATAACCCGGAGGTCGCAGGTTCGAATCCTGCCACTGCAATTAAATTGGGGATGCGATAGGGTGTTCGACTTAACTTAAACCCAAAGTGGACTGTTAAGGACGGGAGTTCAAATCTCCCCATCTCCATCAAAAGTGAACCTTGATAACTAAATAAATATAATTTTAAGATTTAACTATAATTATATTTACATCCTAGTGAAGACACAACACCATGTGGCTAGGACTTTTCCCTAAAGTGAGAAGAAGATATATAGAGGATACCCTATATATGTTCAACAGGGCTTAGAGAGATCTTTGTCCCTACGGGTCGCGAACGCGGTGCGTTCCAGGAGAAGGTGCTGATATAATTGCTGTTAAAAACACTGTACTTGTCGACTTCGCAATAGACGCTCCTGTGGAGAATAAGCCTAGTTAGGGATGACTGTAGAAAGCGTTCAAACCTAGGTAGTCCAATTAAGAAGTTTTGCCATTGACGGATGGAAACATCCTATAAGACAAGGCGAGGTACGAGTAGCGCAAAGGGCAGAGAATTGGTAGAAAACAAGCTGAATTTGCCATATAGGATGAGATGGTTAAATTACATTTAAATTCTGAATGGTGCGTGAAAGTTAAGGGTAAACAAAGTCCCTTCTAAGATTAGGTTCCTTTTGGAACTCAGGTAAGAAGCTCTAGGGTAGCTCCCTACGGCTCAGACTTATCTGCTTAGTGGTTGAATATGACAGATGGTTAATTGAGGTAAGGCGAAAGTCTGTAGATATGATTATAGTTAAATTTTAAAATTGTATAATATTTATTTAGTTTATTGTCAAACGGAGGGATAGAATGAAGTTTTATAGCGAAAAAACTGGTGAGCTTTTTGATACTGTAGAAGAATTGAAGAAAGTTGAGGAAGAAGTACAGAAGAAGGAAGAAGCAAAGAAAGCTGCTCTTGCGGAAGTTGATGAAGCTTATGCAGAGGCTGTAAAAGCTTGGAATCATTATCTTGAAGTTTCAAAGAAGCATGAGCAGAAGAAAGCTTATTTACCTGATGATTCTTTTAAAACTCTTTTAGATATTCTTTTTAAGTAAGATTAATTTATGAAATAATTTTATAGAAAACGCATTGTAATTTAATTGAATTATAATGTGTTTTTCTATTAAGAAAGGAATTGTATGAGAACTAATAAATATTATATAGATGAATCTTTCTTAAGAGATAACGAATCAATTGACCAGTTTTTCTATTTGGCTTTGTTACAGCAAATGACTGATTTTATTGAAAAATCGTCAAATTAAGAACAGAGGCAACAAAACGACCAAAAGGAGGGCTGCTATGCATACAGGCGGAATTGAACTTTAATAGTGCGGGCGGAAGCTCTTGGAAACATCGAACAACATAGCACATAGCGGTGGTGGAATAGGTAGACACAGGATGGAGATTGAGCGGTAGAAGCACGTATGAGGTGGACCATAAGACATCGTTTCGCCCGTCTTTTAGACGAAGGCCGACAAACAAATCAATCATGCAAGGTGCAAATCCTTGCCCGCGATAGCCGAGGTGTCTTCCCTCGCAAAACCAGATAGGTTTACAGTCATCCCGAAAAGTGGCGAGAGCAAGGGACTGTAAATCCCCCACACACAAGAAACACCGTTGGTTCGATCCCAACTCGGGGAGTTTAGTCAAAGAAAAGACTCTAAAACTCGGGGGTTTAGACAAGACCTGTGGCGCACCGTTAAAGAAAAAGTCTCCGTGCTTCCGTAGCTCAATTGGCAGAGCAGACGCCTTGTAAGCGTCAGGTTACCAGTCCGAGTCTGGTTGGAAGCTTTCGGGCAAGGTGGGCGCCATCATTAACAGGAATCCGCAATCTCAGACGGGAACAGTAAGCTCGCGCCTCCCGCGCTTACCCGGGATGAAGAGGCAATAAATAAACAAACGACGCAAGGTAGCGAAGGCCGGGAAATCGGCTGCCGAGAGGTTCAATTCCTCCTTCATCCATAGCGACCGGGTCGCGCAGCATCAGAAGGCGGGGTTCGATTCCCCAACGCCCCAGGTTCGACTCCTCGGGGCGGCATGGCGCAAGATGTTGCAAACATAGCCCCGCGCGGGCAGCAATTGACACCTATCGGGGTCGGCGCCAAACAATCCCACCACCCGAATCGAGAAACAGGACGCCGTGCAGTGTGCGCACACTCATGGTGTCGGCGCTGAAAGTTCGGGAAACTCCAGGGAGGAACCTCCCTGCAAGCAGAGGTTGAGCTCTGTACGCTCGATGGCGGAATAGACACGCTCAAAACCCGGCACGACACCGGTGAGAACATGGTAAAGCGCGATGTTTGTCTCGGCAAATAAGCGCAATAGTAGACGCTATAGTGCAGGTATTTTAGAAGGCAAAATAGTTCCTGTTTAGCTAACGAAAACTAACTGCCTTCATCCGTGGTGCAAATCCACGGTCGAGCGCTAAAAAGACTTTCAGGCTGTGGCGTAATAGGCAGAGGTGCGGCTCTCACCATTGAAACGAAAGTTTCATAAACACCGAAAATCAGTCTTTCAAGGTGACAGAGCCTTCTATTTAAATCAATCACGATATCATAGGTATCAGTGCGCGCAGAACAAGGAAGAACAAGAACCAGATTGGAAAAAGAGAAAACTAAAGGTTGATTGGTACTTCAGAGAATTATAATTTTACTTTTTCTGAAATTTTGGTTATAATATATATAGAAAATGAAAGAGAAAGAAATGCTTCTGTAGCACAATTGGTAGTGCGTTTGACCTGTAATCAAAAGGTTAAGGGTTCGAGTCCCTTCGGAAGCTTATATATAAGGTAAGGAAGGGAAAAGAAACAGAGCAAACGCCGTTCCCAAGGACTTGAAATCGTGCTCGACCTTATATGGGAATTTAGTACAAGGGCTAGTACATGCGGCCGTTAACCGTAGAATATAGGTTCGATTCCTGTAATTCCCGTTGGTACCCCAGGCCCGAATGGAGTCCCGCCTGGTCAATATTGGGACATATAGACTTTCCATTGTAAGTTGACTAGTCTATAATATAAGGCAACTTTCTATTGACGTCAACAGAGAGATTTTAAATCTCATTTCGCGGAGGGGAAACCGCCTTTTAAAAGTATAAGTTAAACCGCAGGATAGACCTCCTGGTCTAAACTAGGTCAAGAGAGATTTTAAATCATAGCTTTCACTCTTAAAAAGAAAACCCTAGAACCGTTATCATGGATTTGGGGTCAACTACCACTGGCGGAACCTCAGGCTTGCCTGTACAGTAATCCGATATGTGGCTTAGTGGGAAACGGTATATAAAGACGCAAAGTAACCCCAGTCAAAGCTAAAGACTCTAAAACACGGGAGTTTTGAGGAACTTGTGGCGCACCGATAAACAAAACCTCTTTAATAGCGAAAATTTGACAATTTTAAAAATTTTTGCTATAATTTATTTGTAAGGTCAAAAGACCTTTTAAAATAGAAGTAGTAAAGTTCTGCAATATGAGGTATGGTCCAATGGGCAATTGAGTTTTACAATTTAATAGTTTAGTAACTTATTAATAATTCAATGAACTTTACAGACAGTCAGGCGGTGCTGTTCAGTGGCACCGCCTATTTTTTAAGATTTGCCGCTGTGATGGAATAGGTAGACATAACGGACTTAAAATCCGTGGCCCTGATCGGCATACCGGTTCGACTCCGGTCAGCGGTACTGTGTGACAATATCAATCCTACGTTGTCACATATAATGGGATTCGGTTTAGGCTGCCGATATAAGCCTACCGTTTAGCATATCGGATAAATGTTACAGTCTATGGTTAGCATGGAGCCTAAGGACTGGGCCGCTGCAGAGGCTTCAACTTTCCATGCTTTATTTTTATATAGAAAAAGTTTGGCATATAGCACAACGGTGAGTGCGCTGGCCTTATAAGCCAGTGATCCGAGTTCGATTCTCGGTATGCCGATTCACAGACTAATAAGGAGGACTGGTATTTAAAATGAAACCAAAAGAACAGGTTGAAGCTGGTGATATAATTCATATTAATCATATGTTTTCTGGAATACGAAACAATGGAAAAGACGGTGTGGTTAAATTCATTGATGAAGGAAAACGAATTCATGGAACATGGGGAGAAGAAGTTTTGTTCTTCAGTGACGATTGGAAAATTATTGGAAAAAGTAATGGTGAAGTTTTAGATTTTATTAGTCGAAGATTTTCAAAAGATTGTGATTGGCTTACTGGTAATTGTTATTATTTTGCTTTAATTTTAAAAGACAGATTTCCAGCAGGTGAAATTTATTATGACACAATTGTAGGACATTTTGTTTTTCAATTAGATAAAATCAATTATGATTGGTCTGGAGTGGTTTCTACAGAAGGCTATCATTATTATGAGAAATGGAAAAGTTTTGAAGAATATGATTCACTTCAAAAGGCGCGCATTATTGAAGATTGTCTTAAATAAAATTAGTAAAACTTAATAATATATATTTTCTTAATTAAAAATCTACTTTTATATAGATAGGAATACCCTAATTCTAATATGTAAAAGGAGGTTTTGTTATGAATTTTGGTACAAAATTAAGAACTATTTTAGCTATTGCAACTTCTTTAAATTCAGCTTTAATGGCAACTGATATTACTGGTTTTAATAACCCTAAGTTAGATTTAGCCTATAAAATTGCTTCTATTATTCTTAATTTTATAATTGTAGCTTGTGTGACTTATTATAATAATGATTATACTTCTGTGGCCGCGCAATATACAGGTGAAATGAGAGCCAAAAAAGCTGAAATGAAAGGAAAAGCTAATGGCGAATATTTTTATGAAAATCAAGAGGATGAATTACCGGAGGAAATTGAATAATGCAAAGTGTGATTTTTCGACAAGGCGATTCACGATGGGGCCGCCTTCCTTATCCAACTTCTGCTTATTCTTTTGCAGGTAATGGTTGTGGATGTTGTGCATGTACTCATGTAATTATTGAGTCATCTAAATATGCTAAATATACTCCAAAAAATGTTCGTCCTTATATGGTTAATGCAGGTTTTGCTACAAAAGGTCATGGAACAACTTGGGCAGGAATTAAAGCTACATTAGAACATTATGGTTTTGGGGTTAGCTGGCCGAATATTAATGGTTCTATGAAGCCCGCTTGGGATATTTTGAATAAAAAGGGTTCTCCAAGAATGGGTGTATTATTACTTCGAGGCGGTAGGCGCGGTGGAGTTACTTGGACAACAAGTGGACATTATGTAGCTTTTTTAAACTATCAAGTTAAGAATGGAAAACATTATTTCTATACAAAGGATTCTGGCGGTTATCATAATGATGGTTGGTTTTGTTATGAAACAACTATGGCTGGTGGACTTCCAAACATTTGGATTGTAACAAAAATTCCTGGTAAGAGAACCGCAAGCACTGCTGCTAAAACATCAGCTAAAACAAAAACTTCTAATGGTAAAAAGGGTGTTGTTACTGCCAGTGCTTTGAATGTAAGGTTACAGCCTAAAGTAGTAAAAGGTAATAATATTGGTGCATATCCTGTAATTAATAAAGGTAAAGAAGTCACAATTGTTAGTACTGTTGGCTCTGGTGCGAATAAGTGGTATTTAGTTAGTATTACTGGTGCGAAGGGAACTAAACGAGGATATGTTAAGGCTGAATATATTAAAATAAAATAATTTGATTTTTTTATAAAAATATAATATAATATATATAGAAAACAAAATGAGAGAATTATATTTAGTTCTCTCATTTTTATTGGGGTATGGTGTAACGGTAAGCACTTCAGACTTTGACTCTGACAATATTGGTTCAATTCCAATTACCCCAGTTTAACCCGTTAAAAAGAAAGGAGTTTAAAATGGGCAGAAATTATACTGTTTGTTCAATTTGTGGAAAACACATTGAAATGGGTGAGAGTGGAGCATCAAAACTCAATACAGACTATAACGATGTGTTAAGATGGTATGACACGCAATATTTTTGTCCTGAATGTTCTAAGAAAATAGATAAATATATTTCAAAAGAACGTCAGACTTTCAAAAAACGAAAAAGAATTTTAATTAGAGGAGATAATGAATGATTAAAAAAGGTTTTTTGATAGTTTTAGCAGTTATGATTATGCTAATGCCATTATCTGCAGAAGCGCACAATGCGGTTAAAGTTAATGGCAATCAAGTTGCAGTAACAATGGGAAATGGACAAACACTTCATGGAACTTATATTGCAAAATATCGTTATGTTAAATGGAATAAACTTTATTTACGCGATTATCCTAGAAGTTTTAAAACAAAAATTGTTATTGTGAAACAGGGTACTCAACTTGGTTTAGTTTGGCAAAATAACAAATGGTCAGCTGTTATGTATAATCGCAAGTGCTATTTCTGTGAAAATGCATCACTTCAAGCTTATCCTCCTATTAAAGCCGTATATTCTGGAGCATATTTTCGTAGAGCAGGTGGTTTAAATTGGCAAGGAAAACATTATACATGGTACTCGCGCAGAGTAATGCCTGGTCTTCGAGTTCCGGGAATGTGGATTGATTCACAAGGATTTGTTCGTGATGGGGAAGGATATTTTGTTTGTGGCAGCTGTGTAGCTAATAAGAATAAAAGAGTAATTGTAGCAACTCCTTTTGGTGGTTATGCTAAATGTTATGATTGTGGATATGTAGGTCCAAATCATTTTGATATGTATGTAAATTGGTAAGTAGGAAAATGAAATGAAAGATGACAAATATATTGCGTGTGCATATGGTGGAATATTATTTATAAATTTGTTGACAATAGTCTTTATTGTTTTAAAATTAAGTAATGTTATTGATTGGGCGTGGAGTTGGATATTTTCTCCGATTTGGATTAGTTACTTATTAGTTTTAATAGCCACTTTTATTTATTTTCGTTTTATGTAATAACTAAGAGGTGTGGTCTAGTTTGGCTTAGGATACGTGATTTGGGATCACGGGATCGCGGGTTCGAATCCCGCCACCTCTATTTGTCCCAGTAGCTCAGGGGATAGAGCAACGGCCTTCTAAGCCGTGTGTCAAAGGTTCGAATCCTTTTTGGGACGTTATCATTAAAATGCGCCCATAGAGGGGGTATATATTCACGTTTATGCGACAGCTTTCGCCCCACCGTATATTCTATAGGTTTATATATCAAACGCTCTGGTGGTTTTAATGATAATTAGTCCTATGGTCCAGGGTAGCTCTAGACCTTAAACTACAATTTGACATATCTTATAGGCTACTAGAGGGATATGTCATATGGCTCCATCGAACAAATGGTCAGTTCACGGCCCTTTCAAGGCCGTAATGTCGGGTTCGAATCCCACTGGAGTCACTGTGACCGTAGTTCAACTGGTAGAGCAGTGGATTGTGGATCCACATGTTGTGGGTTCGAATCCCATCGGTCACCTTATGCAAATGAGCTGTTAGCTCAGATGGTAGAGCACTTGACTTTTAAAATTAGGAGCCTCATATGGAAACTTATGAGTGAAAACATCGCTAATTCGGGGAAAGCTAAGTCTATGATATGCTAATCCCGAGCAAGAGGAAGGAGAATGAATAGTAAAGATAAGGGTAATATTGGAGAAGCTATTGCATTAGCAAAATTTGTAGAATTAGGAATACAAGTATCGGTTCCTTTTGGTGATAATGCTAGATATGATTTAATTGCAGAATTTAATGGAAAATTAAATAAAATTCAAATTAAATATTGTAGCCAAATAACTGAAAATAATTCAATTTCTTGTCCATGTTCTAGCAGTACTTATCATACAAAATATGGGATACATCACACTTATGAAAGTGAAGTAGACTATATGTGTTTTTATTTAGCTCCATGGAATGAAATTGTACTTATTCCTATTGAAGTAATAGGTAATCGAAAAGTTATTCAAATTAGAAAAGATTTACCAAAAAACAAACAATCCAATATTACACTTGCTTCTGATTATTCATTTGAAAAAACCTTATGTGTAGAGACTTTACACGATGAACCTACGGAATAATTCTATGGTTAAGAGAAAGTCCAGACCACAATGTAAAAACGATGTGGTAAAGTAATCAAGCGGTCGAGAGTTCGAATCTCTCACAGCTCACTCTAGGCGAATAGCTCAGGTGGTTAGAGCGCGGAGCTGATAACTCCGAGGTCGATAGTTCAAATCTATTTTCGCCTACTAAGGCTTGGTAGCTCAGTTGGTAGAGCGAGGGACTGAAAATTCCTGCGTCGGTGGTTCGATTCCGCCCTAAGCCATTTAAGTTTTATAAAATTAAGTTGGAGCCTTACCCAAGTTTGGTTGAAGGGGCGTCCCTGCTAAGGATGTAGGCGAGAAATCGCGCGAAGGTTCAAATCCTTCAGGCTCCGTTTTTGAATGAAGTGGCGGAATAGGTAGACGCTTTCTCCCATGGACTTCCACTCGGTTGCAAACGAGAGAAAAACTTTGAAGGGGAGGTTAAAATAGCAGGGAAGTCATGTAAGGTGCAAATCCTTACCTTCATTTTTAGGTCGGTAGACAAGCATTAAAAGTCGAAAAGACAATGTTAGCCTCGGGAAAGGGAAGCAGTGGGGAGACACCACAGAGGGCGGCGGTGGACGACAGAAGCTATATGCCAGACACAAATCCGCGTAAGCTACCCCAGTTACGAATCGTTGAACCCGGAAGAGGATGCGTGTGATTGATTAATAAGGAGATTTAAATCTCCTTATTGAAACTGCACACCCGGCCTAAAAACATGAAGTATAATTTAAAGAAATGGTGATAAAAATGAAAAATTTTGTCAAAAAAGAAGATGTATTAACAGTGATTTATGAATTTATTATTGAAAATAGGTTTAGTCACTGGTTAATTGCAAGAGCTTTAAGAGATTTAAAAACAAAAATATTACTTATGCCGCCTACAACAGAGGCTCGTGAGAATATTAAAGCCAAGAAGGTCATTGTCTATACTGGTAAAGAAGGACAAAAAGCTCATCATGAGTGTTCTGCTTGTAAAGGAATTATTGATTATGAAGATAAATTCTGTAAACATTGCGGTGCAGATTTGAGAGATGCGCAGCTATTAAAGGAGAGTATCAATGGATGAGTATATTAAGAAAAAAGATGCACTTAATATTGTACAATCTTTAGTAGACTGTGATTATGATATTCATTCAGCTATATGTGACGCTTGTAATTCAATCAAATCTTTATCATCCGCACAGTCAGAGATAAGCCGTATTGAACAAGAGCTTTATGGTAAGACACCAGAAGAACAGTACGAATTTCTATGCTGGTTGCTGTTAAAATTTGGACTTGCTTATACAGATTCAAGACTCGCAGTTATCGAGTGGTTGAGAGGAGAGAAAGAAGATGGATGATCTAATTAGCAGACAGGCGGCGATTGATGAAGCGAAGGAGTGGATTGATGCCGTTTACTTTGAAGAGAATGACAAGCGTGAAAGAAAAGCAATTGAGTGTGTTATTGGGAGTCTGAAGAACATTCCATCCGCACAGCCAGAATCGAAGTGGATTCCATGCAGTGAGAGGTTGCCGGACGAAGACTATGTGCTAATCAGCAAAAAACCGTCAAAAATATCTGGCGATAAATGGTGTGTCGCTATTGCTATCAGAATGACAGACCCGAGAAGCGGGAAGGTTAATTGGAGAGATATGGGATTCGGCGTTATACAGGACGATAAAGTCATCGCATGGATGTCGCTACCTGAACCATACAAAGCAGATATGAGAGGTGAACAGCTGATAAAGGAAAATTAGGAGAATGAATTGATACACATTAAAGAGTGCAAAACATGTGATTGCAAGAATAAACTACGGTGTATGGTAAATTGTGAGCATCACATGAAAGAAGCGAGTAAGAGAGCGCATCAATACAACCTGATTATGTTCGGCGATCAAAATATTTACGGTCAAGACGATAAAACTTGGAACTTTAACGAAGGAGAATAAAATGAGTGAAGCGATTGCTTTCTTTTGCGGTCTTATAACAATGGGTATTATATGGTTTATTCAAGATACAAAGTATAATCCGTATATGAGAGGCTATTCGGACGGCGTGAGAGATGGAATACAAGAAGTGATGAAAGATTTTTCAAAACTGAAAGGTGAACACGATGAATGATTTAATCAGCAGACAACAGGCAATTGATTTGCTTAATGATGGTGCGGAATTATTGAAACGTGTATTGGATGATACGGATATTGTTGGTGTTGAACGCAAAATATTTGAATGGGAACTTAGATTAATTGAATCATATATCTCTGATTTAAAAGAATTACCATCTGCGCGGCAATGGACTCCATGTGATGAAGAACATTTACCAAAAAAAGATGGTAGATATTTAGTTACCAATGATGGCTGGGGTGAATGGATAGTTGATTGGAACGCTTGGCTTAATGGACAATGGCTTTATAATTCAGAGCCAGTAGCATGGATGCCACTTCCCGAACCATACAAAGGAGAAGAAGAATGAAACCAATAGTTATTATTGCGGTGGAAAAAGATGGTGGTATTTTAATTACAAAAGAAGATTTACAAAAACTTGTTGATGACGCATATGAGCAAGGAAAAGCTGATGGTAGAGGCGTGTGGGCAACACCAAATAATCCCATAACTATTACACCTCATCCAACTTGGAAAGTACCAGATATTACATGTGATTCGAGGAATAATTATGGCTGATTCTAAAAAAATTGTAAAATGTGAAGAATGTAAATGGGCAAAACAAGTTAAATATATCTTTTTTAGTTGTTTAACGTGTGAAAATCAAAAAGGATTAAATAGAGCTGTAGCTATAAACGATTATTGTAGTGAAGGAAAGAGAAAAGAAGAACTGGGTAATGAGGACGATCAACTCCGTGTATGCCCTACTTGTCGTTGGTGTTTGAACGATTGGCATCAGGAGCCATGTACTATATGCGTACACGGAAGCAAATGGCAAGATGGTCGATAGAATCATATTTTATTGAAGGGAGATTTGAATGAATACAAGCGACTTGGTTATCTTAATAGCATGCATAGCGTTAAGCATAATGTTTTTAGAAGGTAAAAGTAGTGACCATTAAAGATATTTTTGAAATGCTTGATCTGTTCTATGCGATTAAACACCTGCATGAGAGACTTTTGAAAGCGGAGAAACGGAGGAGAAATGGTGAGCAGACACATTGACGCCAACGAGAACCAATACACAATACTAAACAAAACAGGCGTTGAGAAGAAAGGTGTATGGGAAGATGTCATTAATAAGACGCCGACTGCTGATCTTGTTGAGGTCGTAAGGTGTGAGGATTGCATATATGAAGAGGAATGCGGGCGAGAGGTATTGGTTAACCAATATGATAATGATAAAGTTGTAGATATTACAGGATTCTTGTTTGGTTGTAGTCACGGAGAAAGAGCAGATACATGAAATACATTGACGCTGACAAGTTCGCTAAACAGGTATATGAGGTAGCATATCCGATTGTTCACGACATCAACAGTCACGAAAGAGGATTGACACTCATGGGTATAGCGCAGTTGCTTGACGCACAGCCAGCCGCCGATGTTCGAGAGAACGTAAGAGGTGAGTGGGTACGTTGGTACGAAGAAATTAAACATGACGGTTATACTGAATATATACCACATTGTAAATGCCCAAAATGTGGAACAGAATATGATTCACATACAGTTAAATTTATAAATTTCTGCCCAAATTGCGGAGCAGACATGAGGGGAAATAAATGAAAAAAAATATAAAATTTATATTAATTGTAGCACTAGTTATAGCAATTCTACCAATTAAAGCTGAAGCTAGTGGTACATATAGATATACAACAATTAAAGTAAATTTAAGAGAAAAGCCAAAAGGAAAAATAATTTATAAAGTATCACGTAATACAAGAGTTAAACTTATTAAAGAAGGAAAAGTATGGGCGCGCATTATTTATAAGAATAAAAAGCTTTCAGTTGTGAAAAAATATCTCAACACTGAAAAATTACCAAGTAAAAAGCGTAGCCAATATTATATTAAATACCTTCATACACGTGGACCAGTGCATTGGCATGGGCGCAAATACACTTACTATACTTCGCGCGCATTACCCATATGGAGTCTTCCAGTGCCTGGATTACATTTAGATAAAAACGGTTTCTTTTGTGATAAGAACGATTATATAGTATTGGGTTCAAGCGTTTCTTATAAAAAAGTAAGAAAGGTATTAGCAACTCCATTTGGTAAATATGGAAAAGTATATGATACTGGTGGATGGAGTACTCCACCAACCTTATGTGATTGTGCAACTAACTGGTAGAAAGGAGACAAAATGAAACTCACTTCAACAAAAGAATATATCGAGGCGCGCCTTCAGCGTTTGAGAATGAATCCTGTACAAAATGCAAATTTGATTAAAAAATGGGAAAGGAAGAAAAGACAGAATGAAAAGGTGTCCGTTTCTTAAAAGAACCATATATAATTCTGGTCGAAATACTGGTGGAGGTTATCCATTAGAATGGATTGCCGTAGAAGAATTTGAAAACTGTATAGGCGATAAGTGTACAGCTTATCAGGTTGTTGATAATTGTTATACTGATACAAAAATTGCATATTGTGAACTTTGTGGAAAACAAGACATAAATGTCGAAACTTAAAAGTTTCGGCATTTTGTTTTTAAATAAAAGAACGTACCTTGCAGCTCTTAACTCTACTTATATTTAGGAAATAGATGTTAATATATAAGGAGTATGTTATGAGTGATATTATTAAACCAGTTATCATTCCTGGTGGATTAGACAATTTATCTCTTCCTGATCCAGACCTTTTAAATCAGTATATTGATTTACAAAATAGGACAATTTGGATTAGTGATGAGATAAATTTATTTACGCTTAACGTTATCCAATATATTACTTATTGGAATAGAAATGATAAAGATTTACCTGTTGAAGAAAGAAAACCGATTAAGTTACTTTTCTATACACAGGGGGGAATGTTAGATATTTATAATTCTGTTGCTGATGTAATCGAATTAAGCAAAACCCCAGTTTATGGTATTAATATGGGTGTTTGTGCGAGCGCAGGTGCATTTATTTTTTTATCTTGTCATAAACGTTTTATGTTACCTAATGCTTATTTTCTTTTCCATAAAGGAAGCATAGGTTTCAGCGGAAATGCTACTGATGTATTGTCTTTAATAGAAGATTACCAGCAACAATTAAATTTATTAGTGCAAAGCGTTGTATCTAGAACAGATTTTACAGAAGAAGAAATGGCAGAAAAGATTACTTCTGATTTCTATGTTCGTGCGCAATTAGCGTTGGAAAAGAAAGTTGTCGATGAGATTGTGGAGGATATAGATATTTTGTTTTAGGAGGCGCGCAATTGACAGATAATTATAAAGGCTATCAAGTTATTTCTTTTAGCGAAAAAGAAATGGCTGAATTTTATAAAAGTAAGCAATTAAAAAATTCTACTTATTTATTAGAGAACGAGTTTGTATTAATTGCTGATGATAATGGGAATATAGTAGATAAATATTTAAACCAAGATGGGGAATTAAAAAGAATTACTCATACGGTGATTAATAACAATTGGTATGGAATTATCAAGCCGCGCAATCTACACCAATCATTAGCAATTAGTTTATTAAATGATTCATCTATTCCTGTGAAAGTTTTAACTGGTGTTTATGGCTCAGCAAAAACTTTCTTTATGATTAATGCGGCGCTTCAATGTCTTGAGAGTGGAAATAAAGATAAGATAATTTTTGTTAGAAATGGACTTTCACCTAAAGGCGTACCCGATATTGGACATTTACCTGGGTCCGCGCTGGATAAGACAATAGTATGGGCTATGCCTATTGCAGATCATATAGGTGGTGAAGATGGATTACTTCATCTCATTGAGTCTAAACAGTTAGAAATTTTACCTCTTAATTATATAAGAGGACGGGATTTAAAAAATGCGATAATTTTTTCAGATGAATCCGAAAACTTAACCCCGAAATTAATTCAGCTTTTACTAGGAAGAGTTGGAGAAAATTCTGAATTATGGATTGCAGGAGATTATAGGCAATCTGATTTAGGTAAAAATTTTTCAGAAGGATTAAGTTATATGATTGATAGACTTAAAGGGAATAGGTTATTTGGTTATGTTGATTTACCTATTACAGAGAGATCGAAGGTTGCAGAATTAAGTAATTTGTTAGATAATTAATGCAATCCAAGTCTTATTCCCAAACGGGTTGACTTTTTATAATATATCTTTTTGGGGCGATCTTTTGATTGCCCCTATTTTTTTGGAGGAATAGAGATGGCAAATACTAGTGCTTATGTACATTCTAATGCAGCTAATGCTAATTTATCAGTAGGTGTTGGCATGATAGATAGTATTGCAGGAACAGAATTAAATGGAATGACTTATGTTCAATCTACTATAGCTAAATTAATATCTATAAAAGAACAATTGCATGCTGAGGCACAGGCGTTTTTAGATGGTTTTTCTATTGAAGGTGCGCAAAGTATAGCTGATAATGCAAATGAGATTTTATATCAATTAGCAAATAGAGTATTATATGGCTCAGATTCTTATAGCATGATATCATCATTAACAAGAAATCAGAGGATTAAATCTAATCAACTAAATACCGCTATAGAAAATAAAACAGGTCAAATTGGTGAAACTGTATTGAGTAAAACTATACAAACTTATTTGCAAAGCGGTGGCGATAATATTAATGATTTAACTAATATAATAATATCGTCATTAAATGGTAGTAATACGGAAATAGTGGTTTCTGAAGCTGGTGCACACATTACTCAGTTGGGTGCTTTACTCGATGTTAATACGATAGAAACTAAATGGCGAAAAGCAAAAACTGCTGAAGTAGATAAAGTTTTTAAAGCAGCGCAAACATTAAAAACAAATGGTGTTTATAAAAAAGTAATTACAGAATTACTAAGAGGTTCTCAATTTACAAATGTACAAACTAAAAATGAAGCTATAGCAAATTTCTGTAAAAGATTAGAAAATAGAATGAAAAAAGAAGCTGAAAATAGTGTTCATTTTATGTGGAGTGGAGATCCAAATGCATTAAATAAACCAATAGAAGATTTTATAGCAAGATTAAAACCAGAGTTGCAGAAGGCTTTAAATGAAAATAAAATGTTAGATAAATCAAATGTAAGTGGTAGCATAGGGGAAGAAGTAAGGGAAGCCATTAGCAAAACTTTAGATACTGTTATTATTTCTTTACAGATAGGAGATCTTTCAGAAGAAAAGGGAGTAGATTCAGTAAATCAAGTTTTGAAAAGCAAGGGTGCTGTTTCTTTACTTTCCCCAATGAATTCTTATCATGCAGCAGGAAAAATGTCACAAACTGATTTAGTGTTATTAAATACTAAATCAAAAAGAGTTGCCCGCGCACAATCCAAAAATCATTTTATATCTCGTTTTACTACCAATCAAGGAAATGGAGAAATAGATAATTTTAGGTGGAAAGTTGAAGATTCTGTAAATTTATTAGGGTTTATTGATAATTTATCTAATACTAGTTTAGGAATGGGATTAAATGGAATAGATTTAAGTAATATTTCTGGTGCTATAGCTAATAATCTTTGGTTTCAACACCATGATTCTGCTTGGAGGCCAAAAGGAGAAGGTGCTGGCGAATTAGCTTTTGGTCCAGCTAGCGCGCAAGATATTAAAAAAGAATTAGAGGGTTCTTTAGAAAAATTATTAGCAGGTCAGGTAACAAATTTATTAGGAATAACTTTATCTTCAATTGGTGATAAAGCTTCAGTTATAACTGGAGCTTCAAATATGTTTTATGTTTTAAATGGTAGAATGAAAGAAACTGCAGATTTGGTTCAACAAGCTATAGATCAAATTCAAAACAATATAATAAAAGGAATGTCGACAGATAGAGGTAGGTTAGTTAATGTTACAATTTCTGGTGGTGAGGCAGGAGGAGACACTGCAGAGTTTCTTATCCAAAAGTTAAGATCATACCCAACTCATGCGTCTATTGGTGAAGCTAAAGGCCAAGAGATATTGAATAGTTTAAATATTTCAGTTAGCTTAGGGACAAGTATAAGTTCTTTAAATACAACATCTCTTTTAATTTGATTTTTTTTTAAAATTTTTATATAATATATATAGAAAAGATAGAAAGGAATTTATTATGTTCGACTATTATATCAATACATTAGAAGAATATTTAAAAGATTTTCTTAACCGAAATGATATTGATTGCGATGTATTCTTAGGGGATAGTTTCGCATTTCTTCCTGCGTCGAATACAATTGCTTATACTCTTTTAGTAACTGATTCTTCTTCTAAATCTTTTCTTAACTTTACGAAGAAACTTTTTCCAGAGATTACAGCAGATATTTTTCTTTGGAGTTTTCTTCATGAGATTGGTCATTATGAAACAACTGATGACTTTGACGAATATGAATATGAAGAATATTATTTCCTTATTAATCAGGAGGGTTTAAGTGACGAGTTTTATTATAATCTCCCTATTGAGCGCGCAGCTACTGTTTGGGCAGGTAATTTTATGAAGAATAATGTAGCTGAAGTGCAGCGTTTATGGAATAATATTCAACCTATTATGCAGGCTATATATAAGAAAGGAGAATAATATGGGATTATTTGATGATGATATTTGTTGGTGTAGTGACAGTGATCGCTGTGATAAGTTTGAGTGTTTTCGACACATGACTAATCGTATGCACCAATCAGAATTAGGAGTCTTTACTTCTGCTTTTCTTATGGGTACACGTGATTGTCCATATTTTGAAGGAGAAAAAGAAGAAGATAAAGAAGATGAAGAAGAAAAATATGTACTTACTCCTTGGGGTTGTCTTTATGGTACACTAATAGATTATGGAATTGATGTATCTCATATTAAAGGACGAGTTGGTGAACATATTGTAGAAGATTTTATGGAAGCTATGGAAAAGGCAGGATATATAACCAAGAGCGAGGAGAAGTAAGATGAGAGATCAAATGAGAATTCTTCGGATGTTAGAAATAATAGAGAGATATTGGTTAAAGGTCCCAGACTGGCGCTTCGGGCAACTGATAGAAAATATAAAGACATTCGCGGGAGTTGATGATTTATTTTTTATAGAAGATGATAAGTTAATGCAAATTTTTGAAGATTTCTTTGCAGTTTATACTAATAAAGATGGAGTTATTCAAATTAAATAACATTCTAAAAGAGCTGTGAACCAGCTCTTTTAAATTTGCATTTTTTTAAAAATTTTGATATAATTATTATAGAAAGAAAAGAAAGGAGATTTTATAATTATGCTTCAGAATGAATTAAGTTTTAAAAATCATGAAAATGGTATGAAAGTGGCGCAGATGCTTCTTCAAGAAAATTATGTTGTAATGATTTCAACCGAAGAAGATTTGTTAATACTTAATTACGAATGGTCTGAATCTGGTTGGGAATATGGCGGCGCAGATCGTAATGATGTTGTTTTTATGCGCCGAGATGAGTTTGAAGAAAAATATTATGAAATAGTAAAAGAGGAGGATTAAAATGGGTCTTGATCTTATACTTTATCGTAAGCATAAAGATTTAAAAGATATGAGCTTAGAAGAGGAGCTTGATTCTCAGCTTGCGTATGGTCGAAAAACTTGGGCAATCGCAAATTTCTTTACTAGACGTTGTAAAATGCTTGAAGATGATTGGCTTTTTGAAGTAACTAAAGCTGATTGGGATGATTTTATAGAAGCTCTTAGTGATTTGCGTGATCCAGATTTTATGAAAAAAATTTCTACTTTTGTTAAATACAGGGAAGATGCACTTGATGAAGATGAGTATAATAATCTTTACGATGAATTAGAAGAGTGGCTTAATCGCGCACTTGGTAATGATTGTGGTTATCAACTTGGTCTTGATTGGGAACTTATGGCTGTAATTAATTGGTTTAATGCAGATGCAGAAGTACAAGAAACTTTTAAAGAAGGGATACCAGTAGAATTAATACAATCATATTAGGAGTAGATATGAGCATAGAAATACAAAACAGACTTAATATATGGAAATCACAGGATTTTCCAGTGAAATGGTATCGTCCTGACTTAAAAGTTCGTAGCTTTTTCCGAAAAGTTAAGTGGACTTGGCAGCGCGCCAAATATGGATGGTGTGATAGAGATATATGGGATTTAGGTTCTACATTAGGAAACTATATTGCTAGCTCAGTCTATAAGTTATCTAAAACAACTCATGGATATCCATATGGAATTACAGAAAAAGAGTGGGATAAGGTTCTTAAAGACATAGCTAATGACTTTTATTACGGGACAAATGATGATCTTAATCCAAACGTATACGAAGATCGTTTAGATTTTTCTAAGAAAGATACAGAAGAACAAAAAGAATTGTGGAAAAAATACAGTGATGAAGAGCTTCGTATTTATCGTCTTATGGAAGCTAAACGTCATAGGGGATTTGTTAATCTTGAGAAATGGTTTTCCAACTTATGGGATTAGTTTGTAGAAAGGATAGTTTATGGTTTGGAAGATAATTTTAGTTCTTGGGTTTTTGGTTTTTAGCTTTATTTATTGTGTTTTGGTGGGATATTTTTTACATTGTTTTAATGAAATGTTTTACTTGCTTGTTGATAGTGAGGAAGAACGCATGGCAAAAATGTTCTTTAAAAAGAACATGAAGAAAAATTCCAAAAAAACTACAGCTATTACTAGCAAAAGAAATACACAGAGAATATCAACAGTGAGGGATAAAGATGGCAAAAGCTATATTAGTAATTGATGTTCCTAATAATTGTAAGCATATTACAGCTGAAGTAATTTGTGACACTAGTGATACAAGATATGTCCATGATTTAAATTATTCAATGGAAGGAATCATTCGTCGGAGGCGCGCATATGAAGTTTTGAAGGATCATTTGGAGGCTTTAAAGGTAGATTAAGGGAGAAGTTTTTACTTCTCCTTTTTCTTATTAAAAAATTTTCTAAAAATTTTCTACAATTTTCGTATAGTTTTGTGACAGCGCGCAGTGTAAATATTTTCCAAAAATTTTGCAGGATTTTATTTTGTAGGAATTTTCTGCGTTTAATAATTTTCTAGGAATTTTCCAAAACGTTATCGGAAGTTTTTCTAAGAAATTTCAGGTCATAAAAAATTGTAGGAAATATTCTATAAAATCTACTTATAATCGTATTAAGAAACTTATAAATATAAACGTATACGTATTATATAACATAATATGTATACGTTTTACTTATTAGTAATTAAATTTTTTAGTTCGGCCGAGAACGCACCAAAGGCGCGAAGCGCCGACGGTAGAGTCCGAGGCCGTTCCTCTACGTTAAACGTATACATGAAATAGTATACGATTATATATACGTAAAAACTTATACAATTATATGATACCCGCGCAATCAGCGGAAATCGTATACGTTTATAGTATACGTTTAACTTATACATAAAGTAGTCGGGTTCGCGCAGTATACATATAACGTATACATATGTATAAATAATAGTGCGGATTAATCGCTACATATAAATGTATACGTAAATAGGAACGGAAAGGAGAATGGAAAAGGGTTAATGGAAAAACATATAGAAAAACATATAAGTAAATAGATAGAAATAATAGGCGGAAAAAGCGTACATGAAAATACGTACATGAAATGTATAAGTAAATGTATACGTATAGAAAGTGTAAATGAGAATTTAAACGTATAAGAAAACGTATAAGAATACGTATAATTTTCTCGATTTCAAGTCGTGGCGGTAGATGGGGACCCTGAGGGCGATTTTTGGCAAGGGAGAAATGGTAAAACGGTTGGGGTTGGACGCTAAAAGCAGCTGTAAAGCAATGAAAAAGTTTACAAAAGGGGAGTTGTCGAGGTAAAGGGAGGAAGAGTATTAGTGGAGGGTGCCACATCCACCACCATAAATCAAATTTTTAAAAATTTTTTGTTGTTCCAGCTGTCACAGCTCTTTTATAATTTGAATTTCTGTGAAATTTCGCATATAATATATATGTAAGATAAAGAGAGGAAGTAATAATAAAGCTTGAAAGCCTGCTGCCATATACATTTTTGTTTCTTCCATAGGAATAGGGATTAAAAAATTTGAAAGTTCTCCAAAATTCCTATATAATATATATAGAAAGTGAGAAGGGGAGATAAGAAAAAAGACTTAGTTCCCTCTCCAAGCGGAAACGTTTCGGGCGCCCGCACTCAACAGTTATTATTAGCAAGGATTCAAGAGAAAACAATTTGACAAAAATAAAAATTCTTGCTATAATATATATAGAAGGTGAGAGAAGTAACCTCTCCTAAACAAATTAACCAATGTGACTGGCGACCACGGCCGTACGGTGGTAGAAAGAAGGTACAAATGGCTACACGTAGAGAAATGCTGAATGTTATTGCTGCTGGTGAGATGAACGACGAGGTCAAGGCATGGGCTGAGAGCGAGATTGCTAAGATTGATGCTGCGAACGAGAAGCGTCGGAACAAGCTGTCCAAGAAGGCCGAAGCAAACCTGCCGATTATCGAGTCTATCAAGGGCGTGCTGAATGATGAGCCGCAGACTGCGACTGTTGTCGGCGAGGCCGTGGGAATTTCGACTCAGAAGGCTTCTTCCCTGCTCCGCAAGGTTGTTGCAAGCGGTTTTGCTGAGAAGGTTGACGTCAAGGTGAAGGGCAAGGGTACTCAGAAGGGTTATCTGCTTGCGAAGTGAGATTGAGAAAAGGGAGAGCGAAAGCTCTCTCTTTTTTTGTTTAATGCGCGCTGGGAATTTGACTTTAAAAGTCAAATTTCTTTTTATTTTTAATTTATTTTTATTTAAAACTTGATTTTTAAAGTCAAATTTTCTTATAATTTTATTTAAAAACTTGAAATTTTTTGTCAAATTTCCAGCTGGCAGCAGGCGTTTTCCAGCTGCATTGTAATTTTCGTGCGGTTTCACAGCTGCTATGCACGTTTTGTAATAATTTCGCAGCTGCACAGCTGCTTTAAAAATTTGACGGTCGCCCGCGGCGCCGCGCAGGTGCAGGTGCAGCTGCTTTAAAATTTGACTTTTAAAATCAAATTGTCGCTTGACAAAAATTTAACAAGCTTGTGAAAAATTTAACAATCGAGTGTTATTTTTTTAACGTTAAAAATTTAACAATCTGCTCGGTAAGAAAATCTTAATAATTGTTTATAAAATTTTTATTCTTTTCGCTTGACTTGCGCTCAGAATTGTGCTATGATATAATGGGGTAGTGTTGGATGCGGCGCCGGTCAGTTTGGCCGGCCACATTGGCATGCCGGCGCACTTTCGCACGGTGAAGTGGTGAAGTGGTGAAGGTAAAAAGAAAAGGGCTTGCGCCCCTTCCTTTACTTTTTGGCGATTGCCTTGCGCTTGGCGCGAATTTCAGCGTCCTTTTTCGCCTTGCGCGCCTTGCGCTCTGCATTGGCTTTCGCCTTTTCGGATTTCTCCCGCAAGTGGAGTTCGTAAGACTCCGCCTCGGAGTATCCGTCGTAAGGCTCACGCCCCTTATTGGAACCCGTGGGAACCTTGAACGTGATGACCATGAAATCCTCGTTGTCCTCGCACCCAACGACTGGGATTGCGATTTCGTTGGACTTCACACGGAGAATTTCTTCTCCGTTTGCGGCAAGAAACTCGCTTACCTTCTCGAGAAACTCCGTGCGGAGAATCTCACGCTCGACTTTTCGTGATACTGCCATAGCATGTACCTCCTTTCTTTTTCTATATACAGTATAGCACAGAGTGGTGTACATTTGTTTGTACATCTAAAAATTTTAGTAGTTTACCACTTTACCTCGCTAAAGCGCGGGCCGGTGACTACGCCGGCGCCGATTGTGAATTTTTTAACAAGTAGCAAAATAAGAAACAGGGACTTTCACCCTGTTCTGCGGTACGTCCAACCACCCTATCGCTCCCAACCGCTACGCGATCTGTTTATCTCCTGCCTCCACATTTGTATACCGCTAAAGTTGGATTTAGGCTCGCGGTAAAGGGTCTTTGTCGGCTTGGTCTTACTGACTCTCGTGGGTCTCACCCGCTGTGGGCTTTGCCTTACCTCCCTTTCATGATTAAAGTATAGCACTGATTTGGTGATTTGTCAACCCCTTTTTTAAAATTTTTTTAATTTTTTTTCGGCGGGCGGCGCCGGCGCGCAAGCAACTAAAAAGTTGCTCATGCGAGACTTCTCAAAAAGTTCATGATGTTATGGTTTGCGTTTACGGTTGTTCCAAGTGTCCAACCGTCACGAACTTTTTTATTATCGTCGATAAGAATTTGGAAACCGCCTTTTTTGCGTGTGCAGTTTGCCTTTGTTGTGCCATACTTTACACAATGGATTTCATCGAATGGAAAGCCCTGAGAGATAAGCCAATTCTTTTTGGCAATTCGAACGGCATTATCATATTCTTTTGACGCACCTTTGGCAAGCCAAGTTGTAACAATAATCTGCCAACCATTTTCCTTGCAACCCTCAAGAATATTTGCAATTTCTTTTGCATTGTAAAGGGGTTCTGCGATTTCATAAGGACGAGTATTTTCTGACTGTAAATCAGAAAGCCAATTCTTTACTCCGTAAAGGTTTGCGATTGTTCCGTCCATATCGAATACTAAAGCCTTGAACATTTTTATTATCTCCTTTCCTCTTTCTAATTAGATTATAGACGATAAAAAGGAAAATGTCAATACCTTTTTTGAAATTTGCTGTACATTTTTATGTACACCCGCGCCGGCGCCGAAAAAAGAGTAACTAAAAAGTTACTCTCTTTTTAATCTTCTTCATACCATATTTTTTTTATTGTTACATTTTCAAGTAAATCTGCTGAATCATTTATAATATAATCTGCAACTGTCTCATTTATTGCTTCGATATTATCATTTTCAAAATCTTCTTTATCTTGACCCCAACAAGTTAAATCAAAATTGATTGTAATTTCAATATGTCTTGTCATTTTTTTACCTCTTTACTGTAATCAGATTTTCCTGTACTGTATAACCCTTTTCCTTGTACTCTTTTGCTTCTTTGTAAGTATCAACCGTATCAACCCAAACATTGTATTTGTTAAAGATTGAATAAGTAAGTTTTCTCATTTTCCTTACCTCTCTTTCTAATAAGAGTATATCAGATTGAATGTTATTTGTCAAGAGTTTTACACAATTTTTTTGATTTTTTCATACTTACCAAGTTTGAAAATAATGTCTAATGCTTTTGACGTATCATTGTTGCACATTTCTCTAATTTTATCAAAACAACAAGGACAGACAATAAATTCATCGTAACCATAAGATTCATCCCAGTTAGTTGTACGATTACAAATTGCACATTTCATTTTCTTTACCTCTCTTTCTATAATTATAATATCATATCATTATAATTTTGTCAATAGCAAAAATCAATTTTTTTAAATTTTTTTCTGTTATAATCTTTTTTGCTTTTGTGAGTGCGTGTACCTGTATTGAATTCTACACAATGGCGAAACTTTTTGTTGTATTCTTTTTTATTTTTCTTGTTCGGATTTTTACAAGTAATATCAAACATTTTTATTTTCCTTTCAATAAGTGTCAAGTCCTAACATTTCGCCTTCTGTGTCTGACATTGTAGTAATAAGTCTTGGCTCTTCAAAATTTTCGTGAGCAATGTTAAATGCTTCTTTGTATGAAAGGTAACAATCTTGTACTTCTACCAAAAATTCTTCACCTGTTACTGCGTCATAAAATAAGTAATCAATCCACTTCATTCTTCTCTACCTCTCTTTCTAATAAGAGTATATCAGATTTACTTTTGCTTGTCAACCAAAAATTTTAAGAATTAAATTAGAAACAATTTCAAAAGCATTCCATTTTGCCAAACGATAATTCAAACCTTTAACAAAAATCTGAATAAAAGAAATTAACCATCATGCAATAAAAATAATAGCGAGAATTAATAAAAATATATTCATGTTTTTATCTCCTTTCTTTTTCTTTCTAATAAGAATATATCATAAAATTAAAAGTTTGTCAACCCCTAAATTAAAAGTTATTTTTTTAACGATCATGCCGGCGCGCTTCAGTGGGGTAAAGTATTAAAGGGGTTGAATCTCAACCCCTTTATTTTACGAAAAGCACTTTTTACGCATTGGCTTATGCTGACGCATACAATGTGCGAAAATTTCTTTTTCAATCATCACATCTTCAAGCCCTGTGTGAGATTCTTTAAAATCATAATCGCCTGTAATATATCTGTAAAGAATTTCTGCGGTTGCCTGTGGTCTGTTGCCTTTGGTAACATAACCATTTTCACGACACCAATTTACATATGATTTCTGTTTGCAAATGGTATCCTGTGCCATTTTTAATGTGTCCCAAATTTCAACCCCATAAGGGAAGAACCAACGATATTTTGATTTTGTCAAATATCTCTGTGTAGTTGTGAGTGCGTTATAATCAAAACGTGCATTATGCGCCATAATTGCCTTGACATTATACTTTTTACAAACATCGCTTAATGTTTTGCGAATCATATAGAAATTCGTGATTTTGCGTGTATGATTTTTAATCTGTTCCCAATACTGCGGGATTTTTTCTGCATAGTATGCGCTCTGCATTAAATCTTTCATATCACAAAAGACTTCACGATTTACAAATGAGTATGCTTCGTAAACTTTACCTGTTTTGTCGATAACTGCGAAACCGTTATCATAAACTAACGGGTCATCAAATCCGTTTGTTGTTTCTGTGTCAAGTACGATGTAATAGTTTTTTCTGTTGTCGATTTTTGTCATTTTTTATTTCCTCTCTTTCTTTACTGTAACTAAAGTATATCATACAATGAAAAATCTGTCAACCCCTTTTTTGAAATTTTTTAAAAGTTATTTTTTTAACAAAGTCGGCGGCCGGCGCGCTTGTGAAAAGATTAACAATCGATTATAAGCAAAACGGATAGTCTGCACAACCGCTAAACTATCCGCAATGCATTTTATCTTACCATTTTATTATCAACTACAAAATCAACCCCATCGCAATAGTTATTATATGGACTGTAAATACAATAACTGACAACTCTTTTTCCTTTTTTCACTTTCTTATTATATTTAATATAATGACCGTGTTTATCAAAACCATAACGACCGCAAGAATAAGAAACAAATTTTTCAACTACGATATAAGGTTTATTTTTTCGATGAAGAATTATTTTAGTTGCATGTTTAGAATAGCAACCTTTTACAATTCTAATGTTATTATATCCGTAATTTTCAACACAAACCTTTTTAACAAGTTTATAATTCTGCGGTGACTGTGCGTGGCAATCGATGCAACAAAGCAACATAACGATAACAAGAACGATAACTCTGATAATATTTTTCATTTCTCTTACCTCTCTTTCTAATAAGAGTATAACACATATTTAGAAACTTGTCAACACTTTTT